TACTCTCATTTTTTCTAAGGTTCTATACGCCGTTTTAATAAGACTAAGAATTCTTGAAGAATCTTTTATTTCTTGATACTTTCTACAAGCTGCTCTAAAATCTGGATCATTTCACTCATCATCTGTTAATCCACTATCTTCTAATGCTGCTAAATGTCTTTCTTGCTCAAGATATTGCTGATAAGGACTTTTTCAATCTATCATCAGCCATATATACTTAAATTCTTTTCAAGCTCTTAATCTTTTTAAACCCTTTGGGTCCTCTTTGCATTTATTGCGTTCAGGATCTCAAAGGGTTTTAAATTCATTAATTAACAAGATTCCATATTCATTTATGCGTAACGAACCAGTTGCGTTGTCATAAAGAAATATATCTTGCATTATTTTTTCTTGTTAAGTAAACCTCCCAGACGATATATACCTAAATCTTTTCACCTTTGTTGGTAGAATTTATAATCAGGATGATTTTTTCCAACTACTATTTCCAGATCTGGAAGTGGATTAGAAACTTTAAAGGTAGTGTCTCCTGATGGACGTATATCTCGTTCAGTATACACACCTCCACTATGAACTCGGTCCATTTGTCTTCCCGAAGGAGACTTAACTCTCTGAAGAGTTCTAGTTCTGCCATCACCTAAGGATGGCAAAGCGGTGTGTGGAGCACGCCAATTAAAAGAATAATTCCAAGGTGTTAGAAGTCATTTTGACCAGGTTTTTACGCCGTCTTGACCTTTTATAATCTTAGCATTCTTTTTATTACATCCACAATCAGAAGTTTTACCTCCTTTTTTGTAACAGTTTACTAAATAAGCTAATTTACCGCCTTTTTTAAAAAGCTCTGATTTAGGAGCTTCCGTTTCAGTTTTAAATTCTTCCATTAATCGACTTATTTCATTCATTCCTTCTTTCGTTTTAGAGATTTGGTTTAAAGCAGAAACAATTTCTTCTGGAGATTTACCTTCTAATTCCTTTATTTTGGTCGGTAACCACTCAATAAAAGCTTTAAGCTCTTGTTCTTCCATATTATATTGAATTATTTGACTTATTATTTATTACTTGAAAAACTTAGGATCACAAGATCTAAAGTTCTTTTCAAGTTCTGTTAGTTTACCATCAAAGTGAATTAAATCTTTAGTTGAAAAAACAGCTTCTTGTAGATCCATATTAGTATTAAACCATCTACATTTAATTCCTTTAAACACATTATTTAATTCATCATTATGTTTAAAAGTTTTTGTAACTTTTTCAACTACATACATAATAGGAGCATTTAATTGTACATGTTTTAATGTTACAATATCTCCTGGTTTAAAAAATGTTTTTTCAATTTCTTCAATCATACTATTTATCTTTTTCTAATACTCGACATATAACATTTTGCTCACTTAGAGCATAATAGCCTCTAGTGTCAAACGGCACTGGGACGGCAGTGTTTCTATAATATATATCTTCGCCAACCTTAACATATTTACATTCAGGTCCAACTGATATAACATGACCACATGCAATAAATTCTTCTGCATCTTCCTGTTCGCCACTTTCGTGTGATTTATATGTTCGATTAACATCAAATCCTCCAATTAATAAACCAGATGCTGAGGTTTTTAACTTTCTATAAGGATTTTTATTATATGGTTTTAAAATAATAGTATATCCTGTGGCTGCTAAATATTTATTATCACAGTTTTTTGCACCCTCATTAAGTTCTACTAACCTAGCAGCTAAAGCGAGTTGCTCTTGTTCTTCTTGTTGTTTTAAGGTTTCTAATTCTTCTTTTGTAGGTTCAGTATTGTTTTTGAGACCAATGCCCATATAATGGGTTCCTACGGCTTCCATGTGTGTGTTTCCTAAAATATTACTCATAATTCATAAACATTAAATTAAACATTATCATAAATTTATAATACAGTGTGCATTTTGCACTCTGGTCTTCGCGCTGATCCTGCATCCGCAGCCTCTTGTAAATCCCAATTTTGGTTTGTCTGAAACTTCTTTATCTTTATTAATATATAAATTAGGATTACAAATTGCACCAATTGGTCCCTCCTTATATAAGGGACAGGTTTTACAGATTTTTAATCTTTGTTCTGATAAAGATTCATTTCTTCCTAAAACTTCATTAACATGACCATTAATTATATCTCCTACCTTCATACTCATTAAAATTTAATAGGTTTATCTCTATCTAGTTCTGTTTTGATTTTTATCGATCTCTTATAATGCTTTAACATTCTCTCTACATCATCTTTAAGATATTCACATTTATATTCAGTAACTTTATTATTATGATCAGTGTGAACTATCCTTAATGATTTAATTTTAAATTTTGGATTTATTTGTTTAAGTAAATAAGCGTATAACGACAACTGTAAAGAATAATGATAAAAATTACAATCCATTAAATTATTTAATGGAAATTTCATAGTTTGATATTTACGAGTCGTTTTATCAAAATAAGATTTTTGTTTTATTTCTCTATTAGTCTTGTAGTCAACAATATAGACGTCATTCCCATCAATAATCAACAGATCTATTTGACCTGCAATACGTAATAATCCATCCTTTGACTTTACACTAATTAAGTATTCAGGATACACTCCTCTTGGCAGATCAAGTTTATAGTAACCTTTTTTACAAGTAAATTTTCCTCCTAGTCCAAATTTTTTTAAATCCTGTTCTTCTGATTTATAAAATTGATTTTCGTATTCAGCATGTATTTTAGTCCCTCTTTCACAAGATTTATTTTTTTCATCTTCATATCCCTGAAGGATTTCAGCTCGTTTGTCTTCAAAGACAACTGGATCTAGTCCCAACTTCTCTATAAGACTCGGATCTCATCTTTTTGTTGTTAATAAAACAGGCTTTAATGATGAAAAAATTTCAGGCTTTAGCAATGCTTCAGCAGCTTTATATGCTGATCAAAATGCTGAGTCAAATGGGTTAGTATAATTATGTATCAACGTAGTAACTGATACATAAGGAATATTATCTTGCTTATCTATGTAGATATGTTTATCATCAGAATAAATAACATTATCATCCTCTTTATCTACCTTATAACCATTAACATATTTTACTTTTGCATTATCTAATTTAGGCATATTAATTTCGTTGTATTAAATATTTTATTTCACCGCTATCTGTATATAAACGTTGTACAATAGTTTCGACATCTATATCTTTGGGTATAGAAGCTCAAGTAACACCAAAAATTCCAATATCTTTTCCTGTATTATCCTTAATAAGAATACAAGCTAAATAAGCAACATTATTTTTAGCTAGTTGCTCATATAATACTCTATCATACTTCTGTAATTCGTTTAAATCTCCCACAAATAAGTTATGATCCTTAAGATAATAAGGAAGATTTAGTCATGTTAAATTAAAATCATTGTATTGAGTTTGAACTGGTTCTAAATTAGAACGAGTTAACTCAAATCTCATTGTTCCATGTTGTCAGTCCATAATCCCATTATGGTACTGAATTATTCAAACGCGGTCTGCTCTATATTTATAGAGATATGTTGGAAGATTATTTTTAATTTGGCGATCTAATTCTGCTCTTTCATGTAGTTCAATATCGTGTTTTTCTATTACAAACTTATTATACCTTTCAAATATATATTCAGGATCAAAACAAAGCCGTAAAGAAAAACTTAATATTATTAATAACATTGTAGCTTTAATAATATTAAACACTCCATATTGTTTTATATAATTTAAGAGAGTTCCCAATCAAGAGAGGCCAGAATCAATATTAGGTTGTTTTTTCATTATTATAAGTAATCATATTGTTAATCAATTTAATACTAATCGCAAATATACAACATATATAGCTATTATCCAAATAATTTAAATGTTTATTTGCAAATGAGTTATAGATTGGTTATCTTTGCATAATAACAATTATAAATATATTTATTATGAGATACAATAACGATATTTTAAACAAAATAATTTCTACAACATCAGAAAAAGTAGACAACAAAACTCATCTAGATAATATTATGAATGGTTATCTAGAAATGATGAAGAAAGGCAGTAAAATTCATATCAAGAAAGCTAATCGTGGAAAATTTACTGCTTACTGTAAAGGAAAAGTGACCTCAGAATGTATTACAAAAGGTAAAAATTCTCCTGATCCTAAAGTTAGAAAGATGGCTACATTTGCTGCCAACAGTCGTAAGTGACATAAATAATGAAAAATAACTTCTTTATTAAGATGTTTACGGCACATTCAGGTTTATCAAGTAAACGAGTGTGTGGATTTATTGGATGGATAGTATGTCTTTTTATTTGTATATGATGCACGATATATACTATTCAAGCACCTATAATTGCTGATACTTTATTTATCTGTAGTGCTGCTTTATTAGGAGTAGATGCTGTTATGAGACCTTTTTATAAACACAAAAACCAAAATGACAAAGAAGATAGTAAAGATTCTTAGATGAATTTGAGAATTTCCACAATGTCTACTAGGTATAGTTCTTATAAACTTATATAAAGCTCAGTATATTAGTACTTATAAGAAAATAGATTTCTATATTACAGATAGAATGAAAGGTGGTATATCATGTGGTCTTTATGTAATACTACATAAAGAATTATATGCTAATAAAAATAATATTCTGCATGAATGAGGTCATACTAAACAATCATTATATTTTGGATGATTATATCTTCCAATCATTGGATTACGTAGTGGTGTACATGCACTAGTGCATAGTAAAGTCTGTAATAAACTACAGAAATATACTCATTATTGAACAGAAAAGTGGGCAGATAAATTAGGAGGAATTAAATAATGTTAGCTAATAAATATTTTGATGTTAAAGAATTAGTTCCTAAAGAAGTATATGAGGAACTTGGAGATCAAGGATCTCTAAATTTATTAAATCCTATTGCATTAAAAGCCTTAGAAGAGGTTAGAGAAATATTGGGTGTCCCATTAATTTGTAATAACTGAGCAGCTGGTGGCTCAAGAAATTATTGTGGATACCGACAAGAAAATTGCCCTATTGGAGCTAAAGCAAGCCAACACAAAAGAGGTAATGCATTTGACTTAATATGTAAAAGTAAATCAGCAAGACTTATGAGATATGAACTTGAACAGAATAAATCTAGATTAACATATCCAATTAGAATAGAAAAATGAGATCAAAAAGGCAATGAAACAACGTGATTACATATTGATACAAAGAGTTTTACAGGAAATGGTAAAATTTATTTCTTCAGGGCGTAAATATATCTGTAGAATATTAGGATGATTATTCTTATTCCTATTTATTTTTACTGTAAATTTATATTATTTAATTCCAATTAGTTGTTTAGTAATATCATTAGTATTTACTATCTTAGATGAATTAACACGTTTTAATGATAAAAATGAAAAAGGCAGTCAATAAGACTGCCTTTTGTTTTTACTTATAATATAGATTCTTAAACTCATTTCATAGTTCTCATTGTCTCTGTGAAGCCTCTTTCTCTCAAGGTCTACTTGCATAAGACTGTAAAGGAATCTGTTTCTTTCCTTTTCAAATAAAGTATAGTTTATTATCTTTTTCTTCCATTACTAAATCCCCTCTTTCATTCTGATCAAAATGAACCATTTCGTGACATATAATGGATTCTAAAGAGACTCCAGGATCTTCTCTTATAATTAAACTATAAGTGTGAGGAACTATGTTTTTATATAAAATAGCTTGTAATTCTATATCCTTAGTTGAATATTTATTTAATATGCTATTATTAGAATATATTGTTATATTAGCTGTATCATACCCCATTATTTTATTTCCAATAACTTTCACTAAGTCAGTAATATCATAATCTCTTGGAGATTCAATAAGACTAGTTACTTGAAAGGTTTCAGGAAAGGTAAATGTATTTCTTTCTTTTTTCTTACTCATTAGTAGTATTATTAATATAATAAACAATATACCAATGATTATTAAAGGTATATATCAAGTTTTCATTATGGCCTCCTATAATTCATTCATTTTGTTTGAAACTCTGGGAGATCTTTATTTATAGATTGTTCATATGGCATAGTTCCATCAATTAATCCTCGAATATAACCATATCTTAATCAATTTCCTCTTAATGTGTCTTTATTAAAGACTGTTTGTTCAGTAATTCATCGATTAACTAGATTCGGATCATTGTAATCAGAGTATTCCGAAAGTAAATTTAATGTACCTCCAATTTTTGCTCCCATATATTTTAGGTGTAATAATGCTGATTGAAAATTTTCAGGAAGCTTATTTACATCTACATTATATTTTGCAGCAGTATCTTTTACTACTTGCCATTCACTGTCTACAGCTAACTTATCAATAAATTTAATATCATCTAATGATAACTCATTTTTTAAAGATCTCTCATAGATATCTGGAGCTTTCTCTTTAAGTAGTTTATCACTAACCCCATGACCAATCAGCATTAATCCATTTTTCGCATAATTCGGATCTTTATATCACGACAAATGCCTTTTTATGCCCTCAAATGATCCTATTTGTTGCTGAACAATATCTAAATCTAAATTTGAATAAGTTTTTGGAGCTTGTCAGTTTTTATTAGCTCTATCAAACGATTTTTGTTTTGGAGGTTCTATTGATGGAATAAATTTACCACTGTTCTGAAATTTAGGAATAATACCTCCTAATTTGGCACTTTTAACGTTATCGTTTTTCTTTACAGGAGCCTTTGCTACATCATTTAATAAGAATAATAAAAAATCATCATTGTATCTATTAAATAAATCAGGATCTCCCTCTGATTTATAATGACGAAACATAGTAGCATCTTCTAAATGCCAATCTTTAGTAGATCCAGGATAAATCGAAAAATCAATTTTATCAACTACTTTAGCTACTTTCTTACCTGTATTGTTATTTTTAAAAGTATATCCATATTGTATTTTTTGAGTCTGTTTATCTCTAAACTCCTCAATTTCTTTCTCAGTAAAGACATGTGTGGGATCAATATTATGCTGTCTTCTAAATTGCATTAACCTAGAATAAATCTCAGCAGGATTATCTAAATAATCATCCTGAGAAACATGTATAGTGTGAATAGGTCTACGTTTCTCGTATTCTTTAATAGTGTCGATTATAAAATAAGGATTCGTAGAATGAGCTAATTCATGAGCTGCTATTTCACTTACAGGTACTTTACTATTAGCTTTTACAACTAAATAGTGATCCTCTGGATTATAAAAACCTTCTTTATTTTCCATAAGCTTATCAGAAATATCGTACCTAAGTAACTTACCCAGAGGACCATTGACAACTTGTTTATACTCTTCTTGTTCCTCGGGACCAGAGTTATATAAATATGTATCAACAGAAGTTAATCTGTCATTTAATCAATGGTATCCTAATGTTTTACTCTGTAATCATTTTGGAAGTGATGACCGCTCTCATAGATTTTTATTAATAATATGTCTTCTTTTATTATACCAGTTAGTCATTCATTCTTGAGTCGACTCAATGTCTTCTCGATCTGTTCAGCGATCCTTAATTCTTCCACCTTCTTGTAACTTTTTTAGAATACCTCCTAGTTTAGAATTTTGTATCATCTTGTGTAATACAGACTGATACTTAGGATCAGTAGCATAACCACCTCGTGCTACTCTAGATGCAAAATCATTCACAGATCCAGAAAATGCTCTATATCTCTTATTATTTAATAAGTTAATCTTATAATTAGCATAATCTTCTAAAGAAGAAAAATCCTTAAATTCCTGATTTAATCTTATATCCTTACCATTAATAACTTCTCGTGTGCTAGCAACAGTACCTTTACCTTTGATCCCTCCAAAATTGAATAATCCAGAAGGCTTTTTACCTCAAGCTGATTCCAACCCATCTTGTGCTACTAAAGCCTTAGCAAATGTGGGATTTAATCCTTTTTGCCTTAGTAACCTTTCATATATAGGAGTCATTATTGATTTAAACTCTTCCTTAGAAGTAAATTTTTTAATCGGTTTCTTAACTAAAGACTGATATTCTTCTATGGGAGTTTCTTGTATACTTAAATCAATAGAAGACTCAACTGAATTTTCTTCTGGAATATCAGAAGCTTCTTTAGTAACTAAATATTTAGGAGTATATTCAGATACAGGAACAGGTCTGGATAAAGAATAGTCTGTATTAAAGCTGTCCTCTCGTATATAAGGTCTATATGTTATATCCATAATAATGTAGTTTATTAATTATCTTGCAAATATAATAATTAATAAACAGTATTGCAAATAATTATATTATCTCAATAGTGTGAATTTTATTCAATTTTTCAAGTTCGACAATTCTTGTGTTAAGATTAGTAATATGAGATTCTTGCAAGTCTATTTTATTTTGTAAATAAGTAATCTGATCTTTTAAAGTCTTAAGCTCTTGTAAAACTTTTGATAAATCGATGGAAAGGGTTAGCTCATTTTTAATAGGATGTGTAGTTGTATCATAATAATAACTTGGAGTACTATAAGGATTCGAAGAATCTGAAAATAAATCTCCAATGTAACTGGTAGTAGTCATATATTAAAAGTTAAATTTATGTAAATCTTGATTCTGTCGAAGAAGTTTCTCATTTTCTCTTTTTAATGCTAAAATTTCCTTCTTTAACATCTTAATATCTTCTGTATGTCTTTCTAATTGCTCTGTATGTTCATCAACCTTTTTATTAATGAATAATACAGCTTGACAAACTAAAGCTAAATCAACAAGCTTTGCAGTTTTTCTAAGTCCTGTAATCTTATCAAAAGCACTAGTCCTATTAGTAATTAATATACCTTTATCTTCCAATTGTCTAAAGATCCTGGATAATACTTTAACACTCATATCCATCTTATCTGCTAACTCTCGATTAGAAGCTAAGGTAACCGCATACTTTCCATCAGATTTATTTGTATACTGTTGCATAGCTAATAACACTCCTTTTTCTTCTGGGGTAGTATTATCAGCTTCTAAAAATTCATAAGTAAATCGTTCAAAATATTTACCTGTTTTTTGAATTTCATAAATATTACTTCTACCACGCTTCTTATCTAGTAATTTAATCTCTCCAGCATCTTGTAATTTTTTAATACTTGATTGTACCGTGTTAACTGACACTCGTGCAAGATCAGCTAAAAACCTAAAAGATACGAAAGTCTGAAATGTATTTTTGTCCATGTACTTTCGCATATAACCATAAATCAAATAATCTGTGGGACTCATTTTAATCTCTTTTGTGCTGCCCAGATTTCTAGGAACTTGAATGTGTTGTACATTTTTATTATCCATAATATGTTTTTAGTTTTATTTACAAATATAATAAAAACTATTTGTTGTATCAAATCTTTATATAACTTTTTAACAAAATGACAAGAATATCTTATAAAGTTAGTATCCCGTAGAGATACACTTGTGTCTCCTAGAGATACACTATGAAAAAATTACTATCCCTCAGAGATACACTTACTATCCCGTAGAGATACATATCTATAGTACTATATATCCTCCTGGGGTCGGATAGATCTAGAGTTAAGTCTTCAGACTTAAACAACGCTGAGTTTTAGAAGTTATTTAAATTATTATAGATTTGAGTAATTATCATCTTAAATTGTTCAATCGATAAATTATTTTTCATCATATTAACAATTAATGTACAAATATATACATTGCCCTTAATATATCCTTTAGAAGAATCAATTCTATCTATTGTGGGATATGTTAACTTGTCTCTAAAATTGTTTTTAAATTCAGTGCCGCTGTATATACATTTATTATCTTGTTTATCTAATAATTCTCTAATGTATTTAATGTCTAAATTATATTCATAGCCTTGGCTTTGGGCATTTTGTTTGCTCCTTTTATATAATCTTTCTTCTAAAGGTATTATGTCACGTAAATGTTTGTTATAACAGTCTATACATATAGACTTTGATGTATTAAACTTTTTAACGTCAGATTCACCACAGTAAATACATTTTGGTTCTGTTTTACTTGATCTGTTATATATCTTATATCCCTTGTCATCCTTTTCTAAATGAGCATTAGACTCAATCGTTTTCTTAACATAAGATATTCCTCCCAAAAGTTGGTTTCTAGTATATCCTTGATTTTCAATTTTCTTATCCTTAACAGTGTTATAGGTTACTACTTCACCTCATTCTGTAAGTTGATCTAATAATTCGATTAAGTATTCTTTAGATCTTATATCTAAATTCTCTTCTCAAATAAAATTTGGACAGTCTAATACTTTATTAATTTTAATGTGTTTTGCATAACCATTGGTAGTGCAATCTTCAATTAATTTCATACGTTGAAGTTCTTTTATGCTGTTTTTAAAAAAATCATTTTTAGCAACAGCATTTAAATTGGTAAATGTAAAATCGGCATATCCATCTTTCTCAAAGGCAGATAATGCCATTAATGCTAATTTTTGTCTCGTTTTCATAAGTTATTAAATTTATAATTACAAATTTATACAAAATATTTTAGTTTTCCTAATATAACCCTCCCCATATAGTATACACATGAGGTTACTCTACATTTTCATCCCCCGCCCCTTTCAAATGGAAAACGCTTTCAATTTTTAAAGAAAAATTCCTAAAAAATAAAACTGAATTTTGAAAACCAAATCTATCCATTCACTATTTATACCATTAACTTATTACATTATGAAAACAACTCTTGAGTATCTTCAGTCTATAGCTCCAGAATCTTCTGACATTATTTGTGTTGCTAAGCTTCGTGGCCGAAGAGCTGATCCTAAAGAAGCCTCTCAGATTGTTCGGGAGCGTATTAAACATCGTATTTCAGTTGTTGAAGACGTTTTAAACGAACTACACAATTGCTGTAAGGCTCTGGACCATACAGAAATTTCCTGCGCAATTATTAATACTGTCGCAGATAGGATTGTCAATGATGCTTTTACAAAGCTTATCTGGAGTATAAAAGAAAAAGGAGAGTAATCTCTTTCTTTTTTCTACTAAATCTACTATTTGTTACGTAGATTATAATCTCAAAACTTATTACGTCATGGTACACGTTGCAACTAATTTTGGAGTTATTGAGGCCGAGTCTTATCTTATGGATGACAGTTTCGCAGGTGATGACGTACTGTCAATGCTTCTCACTCGTAAACCTATTCGTCAGAAAAATCGCTCTCGTAAAGAGTACAGTAAATCTGCAGCTCGTGCAGCGATGAAGGACATGCGTGAAGAAGGCTGGGTAAGGCGTAAATAACAATCACCACAATCTCTGGAGATAATTTCTCCAGAGATTTTTTATATTAACAAAAGCCACAAAAGAGTGGTTACAACCATAAAAAATATTGCGTTATGAAAAGATTTAAAGATGAAGCAAGAGAAACCATGCCCGAAGGTGCAACTCCTCTGGATCCCAAAGATCTCGAACAAAAGGGACTGTTTTCACAGAATATTTTGCTGAAAGGAGACGTTATCGAGTTACCAGATGAACTCTCGTCCGACTATTTTTGTGAGGGCAAGCCGTTCAAAACCCGTGTCAAGAACAAGGAAACTGGTGAAATCGAAGACGGAGTTATACGACCCACGCTTATTTTCGTTCATCGCAATGGGGCACCGATTTGGATGCCGCTTGGGAACTTTTTACGTGGCAATCGTGTGCACAATGCATCTGAATATCGCGAAGCTGCTGAAAAGCACCCTATCAACACGGAACTGCTCCGTGCTCAGCATCAAGGCGAAGCGGCCAAGATTTTGTGCACTGGGAAAACTCTCGAAGTTGTTGACTTCTTTGACGGCAAGTTCGCTCGTTTTGAAAAGAACGTCGTTGTGGAAGGTAAGTTCGATATCAAACGTATTCCGCTGTTTGCAGAGAAATAACAATCAACCCAACCCTGATCACTCGGGGTTGGGTTATATTTTTCTACTAAACCAAAGCTACCAACAATTACCAAAGCTACCAACAAATATGTAGTGACATTTGAATTAAATTTTATAATATGAAACATAAAGTAGTATATAATAACTGTTTTGGAGGATTTTCTTTATCAAAAGAAGCAGGTCAATGGCTTCTTGATCATAACATTGAAGATCCTTATAAACATGATATAGAACAGAGCTTACATTGGATAGAAGAAGATCCTGTTTTAAAAAGTGTATATTCTAGAATTCCAAGACATCATCCTCTCTTAGTTCAATGTGTAGAAGAACTTAGAGAAGCTGCAAATGGTGAATGTGCAGAACTAGCTATCGAAGAAATCTACACTGACCATTACAGAATTACCGAATATGATGGTAACGAATCTGTAGAAACATCAGATACTATTAACTGAACATCAATTGAGTGATAAACCTTTTAAACCTATTTATATAATATGAAAAAATTTGCAAAAGAAGAACTGGCACCGATTCCTGAACGTAACGGCCTCAAAGCTAAAGAGGTAAGTCTGAAAGCACTCGAAGAAAAAGGTCTGGGTATCGTTTCATACGGTGTGCAGAAGGGAGAAGTCATCGAATTCCCTGACACCGAAGAAGACGCAACTGTATGGGCACGGCCTGTTCGTGAAAACGGTCCTGAAGAAATGCTCGTCGCTGTAAAACGCAACGACAAACCCAGCTGGTTCAGTATCGGCGGACTTCGTCGTATGGACTATCAGGGTAAACCTGTAGGTCCTGTATGCGAGGATCTGCGCTCGTGCAGCAACGATTACGAACGTGTGAAACGTATGCTGGGTAAGAAGATCACGGCAAACGAAACCACTGAAATCCAGGTATATCACTTCGACAATGGGGTTCGTACTACTGACCTCGAACCTCGTACTGTACCTGTACTCGTTTATGCCTAAACGACGAAATGGAGAAATAACAGTTAAGGGCTTTTGAGATAAGCCCTTAACTTCTCTCAAAACAAATGCTGGGAATTATAGTATAGTCAACTGACGAGGATGATATCACAACCCAGAAAGCTACTTCACACTATGTAGTAACTCTCAAGGACAATGATTCATCCAACGTTGTATACACGTTAAAAATCAATAACATGGAAACAATTTACTCAATAATCATCTTTCTTATAGGCATATTCTTAGCGGTATACATCTTCTCAGTATTCTTCCAAATTATGCCTGTAGTAGCGATTATCCTAATTATCGTAGCCGTAGGTCTCATAATCTACAACGCTACAACCAATTAACACACACAAAGCCATAAACTCCTTCCAAGTTGTTGAGGACACTCAGGCTCCCACATCATAACGTGGTTCGAGTGTAAAACACACCTGTCAAAATGTCAGTTGAACATGACAAATTGGCAGATAAAACTGACAAAATGTCAGTATCACTGTCGGGATGATAGGGATTTTTTTTTCAGTCATAACGTAAGTTTTTATGGGTAGTGTAAGGATGAAGAATTAGTTGAATTGATTGATGTAACTTGTTGATTATCAACCTCTTCTTCATCCTCTACACTTTTTTATTCTCTCGAAAGTTCACAAAATGTGGGATATATATTATTTATATATTCCTCATTTTCAACATATTGCCAAATATGACATAATGTCAGTTTTCTGACAGTGTACCATTATACACATCTTATTTTAAAAAATCAAAGCTATATAGTTTTTGAATTCACATGTTTTAAACAATATAAATATCATTAAATGGATAATCTATATTGTTTCTTTAAGATTTAAAATTAAAAATAACATATTATGATTATTCGATTCTCTAAGAGTACTTCTGATCAAATTACCACACTTGAAGAAGTGCATGTATGTATGCCTATTTTCGATAAGTTTCAAGTTTTAAAAGGGTTTAATCTTGTTTTGGAAAAGAAAGATGGAAATCTTGGAGAGTTAGTTCTTCGAAAAGATGTAGACTTTGATCTAGACCAATTTGAAATTGCCAAGGATGATAATGTCCCTTGTTTATTTCAAATGACGCTTGCCTTAGAAGAAGCTGGTTTAAATCCAGGTGATTTTAATTCTGAAGAAGATTTTCTTGAAGCTGTTTATAAGGCAGGATTAATAAAAGGATCTAATTTTGAACCTATCGAAATAAATTAGTATATGATACACTTTTGTATTTACGAAGATACATTTCCAAATTTATATAAATGGTTGATGGAAACATATCAACCTAATATGGATAACTTTTCTGATAAAGAAGGAGAACCCTATTTCTATATAGATTTTCAAAATAATCAAATTATTTTCAATCGGGATTCTTTTAAACTTCCTAGTAACGTTAGAAGACAGATTTTAACAACTAAAGTTGTATTAGAATTACAAGTAACTACTGGACTGTTTACTATTGTAACACCTGAAAGAAAAATATATTCTAAAAAATTAGAAACATATAAGTAAATAGTTATATTTAATAACAAAATCCTAAGAGTTCTGCAGAGCTACTTAGGTCTTATATAGCTTCGTCAACTATATCATGAGATACTGAAGGTGACTCCAAACTTGATTATAGATACCGTAAAACTTTCTATAATTAATAAACTTTAAGTTATCCAGCGTACAATGGGATTATATGAGTTTATTTAATTACAAAACTCTCAATTTCGAATAAGAGATGGTTACCCATAGCTAGGGTGGACAGTGTTGTAGTATAATGGATTACGCGTAACTCCGTAAAAAAGAGGAGAAGAGATGTAAGTTTCGAGACTTACCAACACACAATTAAGTTTAACAATATCTAAAATTGTAATTATGTATATCTCAAAGAAAACCATGCGGCAAAAAGATTTTGCTGCTTTGAAAGCCAAGAAACCTGGTTTTAAAAAGTTCAAACTGGGTAAATCCATGCTCTATCGTACCAAACGTGGTTGGTTTTTGTCATCTCCTAATGAGGAGACAAAGAAGTATGATGTTGGGGAGATTTCTATCACACAAGCTCAATTCTTGTTAGACTCTTACAACATTAACTACCAAACAGGTTGGTAATCATATATTGTTCAGTTTACTAACTAAGTATTAACCTTAATCTAGTAGATAATGAGGATTAGAGATATGCCGTAGTATAGACTTATTATGATGAATATTTAATTATTGAATAGTAGGTGGTTACTTACCGCAGTGTAACATATTAGGCTATTAGAGATTAGTTTCTCTAATAGCCACTAATTAATTTTATTTTAATTATACTCTTCTAAGTAAAAGTTATTTTACAAAAAAAAAATTAAAGGCTCACTCCGAAATAACTTCAAGGATCAATCACAAAATGTTTGTTATTCATATAAAAAAGTTCGTCCAAATTAAAATAACCTATACTTAGAAGAGTTTTTAAAATTACAATTATGGCAAATTTATTTTCTGACGATACTAAATATCGGAAAACATGGTTAATCAACCGTGAACAAGCTCGTAAACTCCAAATTCTAGAGTCAAACCGAGACGTTGATCTCAAACGAGTAAAGTCGATTTATCAAGCTATTACAGAAGGTAAATGGATGCCTGCAATATATATTGATAAAAACTATTTTATCATTGATGGCCAACATCGTTATTACGCCTATTTGATGGCATGGGATAACGGTATTGATTGTGAAATGCCTGTTGAGGAAGTAGTCTCTAACGAATCTACTATTGATCTAGTTATTGCATTCAATTCTAAACGTAAGAATTGGGTTGCTAAGAACTATATGAAATCTTACTGTACTCGCGGTAACAAAAATTATTTAAGAGTAGAGAAGTTGATGCAGAAATTTCCTGCTCTCGATCTTAAAGCAGCTGTACAGATTCTTAAAGGTTCTCATTCAACAAGCACTTTCAACAATGGAGCATTGAAAGTTTCTCCTGCGGATTATGCAACGGCATTATCTCGTTGTAGAGCACTTCAATCAATGGCTTCACATTTATCGAATATTGTTTTCAGACGGGATATTATTCTTGCTTTTTATAAAGTAGTAGATGATATTCCTGACTTTCAACAGTTTCTCCAAAATATCCAGGAATTCAAATGTCCTTTAACAGAACGTAATTCTGATTGGATTGAAGCTTATAAAGCATTGTTTTAAAACTATCACAAAATGTTTTTTATAGTGTAGAGATTATTTTATATCTTTGTAAGATAATCTCTATGCATTTGCTCCTGTGGTGAAAATGGTAAACACACACCTCTTAAGAGGGTGCGCCGTAAGGCTTGTCAGTTCGAGTCTGACCAGGAGTACCAACTTTATAAAATCAAGCTTAAAATAAAACTATAATGTTTATATTGTTAAATAATGTCCCTATAAATACTTTAGATATTACTAAAGTAAGTTCTGTTTTTAAAGTTAGTCCTACTCACATATTTCCTCATACACAAGAGGGATATAGATTTTCAGTAGAAATGAAAGATAAAAAGAGGATTATGTCTAAGCTCTATAAAACAGAAGATGAAGCCGTAAATTCTATGAAAAATTTACTTCTTAAAATTAATACCAATATTGCTGAGTTACCTGTAATAAGTATATAAGTATGCAAAGAATAACTTGTAAGACTGCAGAGTTAGCTGTAAAGAAAGGTTATCCTATTTGTAGAAATAAATATTATCCTGTTCAGTATAGTTATGGAGATTCTATAAAAGGTGAAAATGCTCCTACATATGAGTATAGTAAAGGAACATGTGAATTATATTCTGATATAATTCTTGCTTTATGGTAAGAGGAGTTAGCTGAATGGCTTCGAATTAAAAACATTTTCATAACTTTACTTCGTCCTAATAAACGACTAACTAAATGGTATGGTGAAGTATGGCATATTAAAGATGAAGATTGGCATACTGATCTTGAAATTGAAGGTAATTCTGCTGAAGACTGTTTCGAGCAAGGACTACAGGTTGGATTATCTTTATTGCCTGATATAGTTGATGAGTAATTTTAAAATCCTGATAATGTAGATGCTCCTATTAACGAAAGTTAATTGCTACAAAAACAGGTTAGGTCATAGAGAGCACTATGACAAGGGATAAACTCCAATGAATACAGAAAGGAGATCCCGATGACAGGATGCATAGCAACCTCGATTTGAAAAATAGTTTGATAAAGATTGTCATTTTTTTATAATTTCAAATAATACTATATCTACAGCAGCGACGCAGGAAGTTGTACAATCTGTTTTCAGAGCACTGTAATGAGTAGAGAGTCAGATGTATAGTATTATTTTATTAATTTATAAATAGTTATCGAGGCAATAGGAATTAGACAACGAACGAGACAGGAGTCTAAGAAGGAGGTATTTTAAAGAATAATACTATCGAGTCTCAACGTATTATTTTGAGAAATGTGTAGATAATTATTTACATTATATATTACAGTGATGGAATTGGTAGACATGTGAAGTTTATAGAAAGTATGTTGATTATATAGAAAATATATAAGAAGGGTAACTGTTAACCTAGGATACACATGTGATAAAGGCGAAGTAAATCTGCAGAAGCTCCCTGTTACTTCCAGACTTAATATTTTCTATGAACTTCAAGATTATTGGTACTAATCGTTGCAAGTTCGAGTCTTGCCTGTAATATATATTTATTTATATTTAACCTTTCAAGCTTCAGTAAACTTGGATAATTTGCTCAAATCGAGAGGTATACATAGATTAACTCAATGACCAAGTAAGAGAGTTAGTATTTGCTGCGATGGTGGAATAGGTAGACACGAGGGACTTTAACAAATAAATTCATTTTTTATTTGGTATAGATAAAGCTTTTTAATATCTTTGTATACAATAAATATATAAAGAATATGTCAAAAGTAAAATGAACCAAAGAACTACTTGAAAAAATAGTACCTGAATGTTATTCATATGCAGAGGTGCTAAGAAGAGTGGGATTAAAGCCTATGGGTAGTAATCCAAAGACTTTAATTAAAAAATTAAATGAATTTAACATAGATTATTCACATTTTACAGGACAAGGATGAAATAAATACGGACATCCAAGTTTTGGAAACTCAGGAAAAGCACTTACAAGTGTGTTGAATAAAAATAGTTCTTTGCCTTCTTCAAAGGTTAAAGAAAGATTACTAAATAATCACTTGAAAGAGAATAAGTGTGAAGTATGCGGTATTACTGAATGACAAGGTTCTCCAATTATATGTGAATTACATCACATTAATGGAGACACAACTGATAACAGGATTGAAAATTTACAAATATTATGTCCTAATTGTCATAGTCAAACAGATAATTTTAGACGCAGAAATGTGAAAAAGGTAGTGAGCACTCAGAAGGAAACTTCTGATGTGAATGTAGGCTAATTCGGCGAAGGTATCAGCCTTATAAATGATAATAACGCCGAGCTAAGTAAGTAGAAGGAATTTTCGTTTTTGTTCGTAATTCTTAATATATCGTCCAACGGGAGTGTATGTATACTAGCACCGACGCGATAACTTCTACTTTAAATGTGTAGAGACTATACACCTACCTCCTAAACTGAAAAGCATGGAGAAGACATAGTCCACGTAATTAGCTGATTCTCAGGCTATTACGAGAAAATCCCTTGGGCAGTGATGCCCGTGCGAGTTCGATTCTCGCTCGCAGTACAAAAATTTAATTTTGTTGTGATATGATGATTATAGATAAAATTAAAAAGATGTTAGGATACAATATATTAACCTTAAGGCAAAATAAAGAAACAGATATCGATGATTATGATATTGCATTAATTAAGTTATGTAAGATGTTTCGTATTAATATCAAACATCAACAATTTTTTGCAGATCATATTGTTGATTCTGTTAAGATTCCATATCATCCATACGATTATTGTGAAAAGTTATTAATAGACGATTTATATAGAAGACCTTCAATTAAAAGAAATCATCATTTAATATTCTTTCAATATCTAGTAAGACTATTATGCCAAAAAGAGGAAATCTCAAGTAGAAGAATCAATACTTTTGAGTATATTGGTACTTATATGCTTATTAAATACAATAGAGAATATATCCAAGAGTTGATTAAAAAATGGAGTTCTCCAGAATGTGATCCTTGTTTCCATGTTTGGCAAGATTGTGTAAAATACTATCAAGCATTTCGGGTTAACTATATGTTTAATAGTTATGACATTAATCTAAGAAAAGCAAGGAAAATCTTTTCACTAAATTCAAAATCAGTGGACTTCGAATGGTATGTTTGGGATAATAGTGCCAGTTGGTTATATACCTGGTTTGCAGAAATCACTAAACAGCATAAAGTTTATAGATCGTCACATTCAACAGTAAAAGATAGACTAACTCAATGTTTTAATACTCTTGAAATCACCTATACAAAAAATAAAAGTATCATTAAAAGCGCTTATAAAAGAGCGTGTTTAAAATCTCATCCTGACAAAGGTGGTAGTCAAGAAAAATTCATTGAAGTTACTCAAAGTTACGAATACATAATGACACATGTGTAGTACACAAGAATTACTTAAACCTAAAGGCTATAAAGGATCCAATGATCTTTCTGAAATTATTAACTGATTACACTCATATGGAATATTCATAGAGGTGGGAGTACGATGAAATGAAGACGGAACTTTAATGCAAGGATATTTTGGAAAACTCTGATTACCTCCATATGAAAATATGTGAATCAGTCCATCTTATATTACATTTTCACAAGCAGTTGATACTGTTATCAGTAAAGCTTTAGCCTTTTTGCCAGATAGTAAATAATTTGAAAGGGTCAGTAGAAGTAACGCGTAAGGGATGACCGCACCAGTCTTCTAAACTGGAATCTGAAAAGATTTTGAGGGTTCGAATCCCTCCTTCTACACATAAAATGCAAGTTGTTGGTTTGAGCCCAACCAGGGATACAAATTATATTAATAACTATGGATAAGTTAGATAAATACTTAAGAAAAGTTTCACATTCTGTTGTACAGTCCAGTATTTCTGAATCAAGATATTATACAATTGGTAGTACAATAATTAGAGTTTCAAGTCATATTGGACGTCATTCTGATGGAGACTTTACAATTATTATAGATCGCAATAACAATTATTTGCTTTATAATGCAAAAAGTCAAAGTGTACATCTAGTTTCCTATAGTGAAGTTAAATTATTCATTAAAAGTATAGTTCTTTGTTTCGAAACATTCTCAATTGGAAATCCAAGACTTCATCAACAATTATGCTTTGACAATACTAATTTGAAACTGGAGAATGCAAGATTGTCTAAATATGTTCGATCCTTAGAAGAAAAGTTAGCAGAGATACCTCTTCTTGAGAGTACAAAACTAAGTGAAGTTGATCCAAGTAAAAGACAATATTTTATTCACAGGCTAACTAAAAAACAAAGACAGCGAGTTAAAGAGGTTTTTAGATTTTCTTCACTTCAAACACTAACAGAAGAGCAACTAAAGTCTATATTTACTTTTCCTGAATTTCAAACTTGGTATATTCCATAATAAATTATGAGATATTTAGAATTATTTCTTGGATTTTTCCTTTCTATATTACAGCCTATATATATTTGGAGAACCAAATTGCATTATATGCAAAATAAAGAATTTTCTTCTGTCCAAATACAAGTTTCATATAGGCAGTTTAAAAAGGCATTTAAGAAAACTAAATTTAATTATAGAATACAGTATAAACAAGAACAAGGATTTTATCAAATTGTAAAAGATAGTCCAAATCCTGTTTCAGAATGTTTTGCAAATGTAATTAAATTTGATAATGTTGGTTACAATCTTACATTATTCGGATTTTATCTTTCGCAAAAATACATTAAAAAGGAGTTTTCTCGTCAAACAAATATTCCTATAATTTCAAGATAAACAACCTTTTGCTATTATAGCTTAATTGGTAGAGCAAGTGTAACATAGGGCCCTATGTTACTATGAGCGTTGGTTCGAATCCAACTAATAGTAAAAGGTTCGAATAGTGCTAGGTCAATAAGATTGACTTCGTTTAGAAGAAGGAGCAACACCTTCCTAGCACTCTAATCATTAACTAAAACTATTAAGTCATATGAATACGATTAAAATTTCAGATCATGTTAGTATTGTAGAAATTTCTACTCCAGATGGTTCATTGTATAAAGTAACTGTTGATGGCTTAGTAGTTTTAGCAACTCTAAGTATCTCAACTGCAAAGTATCAAGCTGATATTTGCACTAAAGTATACAAACTTGGAGAACAAAATGGATTAGAACTTACTAAATAATATCATAATGGAATTTCTTTTAATTATATGCTTTGTCGTATGTCTCATATTGTTTGGTATAGCAGTAAGGTGTGAAAACTCAGTTGTTACAGCTTTATCTAGTGGGATAATCAGTGTGATATTTGTAACTCTTATTTTTATTCCATCAAAAAGGATTAAACAAAATGTTGTTAAAGACTATCTTAGAGGTAATATAGAAGTACAATATCAAGATATTGTCACAGATTCTGGAAGGATTATTTCAAGAGATACAATTATAGTTTCTAAACACAAAAAATAATATGCTAAAGGTAGACATAACATATAAAGTAGAATCTGAAGCATGGAAACATATAGTGCTGAAAGCAAGTGATATTTTAGGATATAAGTCTGATTCTATTTCAATCGGAACCTTATCTGATTTTAATACATTTGATGAGTTTTCAGCAACTCTCAGAAATACGCTACTTCGTGGATTAGGATTAGGTAATACTACGTCGTTAGTAGTTGGCAAGGTAGAATTCATATAATTCTATAGAAACTGATAAGATAATAAACTGCCATTTATTGTCGAAACAGTATAGCTCTGGCAGGAGTGACGGTAAAGTATAAGTCTGCACCGTGGAGTGTAATGCTCTTTTTTACTTAACAAGATTAGTATCGTATAATGGTTATTATACTGCGCCACCCAGCGGGAGATGTGAGTTCGAGCCTCACTGCTAATCCAAATACTTTAATATTATGGAAGAGATTAAAGAGAGATTTTTTAATAATGATGGAATATTGATATTCCTTTTTTGTTTTTGTGCATTAGCTGTAATGTTTATAATTGCTTTTGGATTTTATAATTCGTTAGATAACAAAGTATCTAATGATATTAACAATCTCCAAATTCAACTAAAACAAACTATCCATCAAGTCGATTCTTTAAATACAGTAATTAAAAAAGTACTAATTAATAAGAAAGATACAATTCTTATTCAAGTACATCCACAAAAAATTGAAATTTATTCAAAATGATCTTAATTATCTATTTAGTTATAGTTATAATATCCTATTATGGAACAAGATATATAACTAAGAGTATATATAAATCTTGGGATTGGAGTGATATTATCCGCATACTAGCATTAAGTTTTATTGTTCCCATAATAAGTACTATAATCTGGCTTATTGTAAATTTTGAGGATTTAAACATAAAAATGAAGCCACCTAAATGGCTATAAAATTTAAATATATGTGGATATTTTTAGGTGTATTAGGAGGATTAATTTTAATCACAGTTACTCTATGGATAACTGTTTATCTTACAGGTAAGTGGGCACAAGATCTAGCAGAAATATTAAGAAACTTTCCAAATTTTCATAAATTTTAAAATAAACTGATGAAAAAGATTTTATTGTTGATGGCTATTGCTATCATTGGATTTACAAGTTGTACAACCATTGACTCTGGTAGTGTTGGAGTTAAGTTTTATAAATGGTCTTCTGATGAAACTGAAAAGGGCGGTGTAAAAGGAACCTGTAAAGGTTTTGTATTTTATAATCCCTTCTCCCAAGATATCTACGAATATCCTACATTTGTACAACGCCGCAGTTATGAACCCTTTCAAGTAAATGCTAAAGATGCTGCTATTTTTGAAATGACTCCTACTCTTGCTTATCGGTTGAACCCTGATATGATTGAGCAAATTTTTGTAAAGTACCGTAAGCCTATTAATGAAATTGAAGAAGGATATATTCGCACTTGTATTTACGAAGCCTATAGAACTTGCGGGAATACTTATACTTCTGATTATTTAATGTCAAACCGTGGAGAGTTTGAATCTGAAGTTCGCAAACGTCTTGAAAAATCATTGATGGAAGAGGGTTTTATTGTTGAAGAGTTTACTACTCAAATTGTTCCTCCTAAATCTCTGGTACAGGCTATTGATCAGAAAAACGCTGCTATACAAAATGCGTTACGTGCTGAAAATCAGGTAAAAGAAGCAGAAGCAAATGCTAAAATTGTAGTAGCAAAAGCAGAAGGCGAAGCTAAAGCGTTGAAGATTAAGGGCGATGGTGAAGCTTATTATAATAGGGTTGTTTCTGCTTCACTTAATGATCTTCTTGTAAGACAAAATGCTGTTGAAAAATGGAATGGTGCTCTCCCTGTGTATTCTGGAGGTGGAGCTGTACCTATGATTAAAGTCGAGTAATATGTGTGTATTTTTTGTTTATATATTACCAATCGTCTTAACAATTATTCTATTTATTCTATATCAAATAATTATTAAGAATAAAGAAGATATCCCTAGAATTCTTCGTTGGATTTTCTTCTTAATGACTCTAATACCTATACTAGGATTATTATTATGTATAGCCTACTGGTTTATATTTATATATATGGTCCTAGATGATGCACTAGAACTTAAAGAAGATTCAAAGTTAGCAAATTACTTATTTAAATCATAAATATGGCAAAAGTAAGATTTGGAGCAATTAAAATGCCTTTTCGAGAACAAACTTATGACGAAGAAGGAAATCCTAAAAAGGATAAAAATGGAAATCCTGTAATTGCAGTAGTCCACAGAAACGTTCGTCATAATAAAGCATATTTTCCTAATAAGAAATAAATCATATAGCAGAGAAGCCTAACTGCTTTATCAAAGGTGTAGTCTCTATAGTAGAAGTCTATAGTTTAAGGCCCATAAGAAAACTATGAAGCCAACAAAAGACGATAAACGTTTTTAATCTTTCCTATAGATTCTTGGTTGAATTTATAGGAGCAAAAGGCCCAAGCAATCCTCGTCATTGTTTGCTGCCTCGTAAGTTGTGTAGATTATTTTCTACACAACTTTTTATTTTAAACTACTGAATATGAAAGAAAAATTAGTTTCTATAGAGCTCGCTAAATTAGCATTGAGAAAAGGATTTGATTATCCTACACATGATTATATTTGGACAGATCGTGATTATATACAACGTATGTGTGATTCAAATAAACCTTCTGAATTACACAGACAAATGCTCTTTACAGAAGATATTAATAAAAAGAAACGAGTTTTATATACTATTTCTATTCCAACTCAAAGTCTTTTGCAAAAATGGTTAAGAGAAATACATAAAATACATATTGTAGTCTTACAAACTAATTTACCTTTAACTGAACCCGAAACAAAAGAATGGGAGTGGGGATACGATATTCATATCATTAATAATCCGAATCATAGTATTAAAACTAAAATAGGACCATTCCTAACCTATGAAGACGCATTAGAATCCGCCTTAATAGAGGCATTAAACTTACTTGGAGATGACAAAACTGTATAACAAGTTCAAGTACAGAATAAAAAAGTATTTGAATATACCAAAAAGTATTTATCTTTGTATAAGGTTTCCATTCTTGTACCCTAGAAACAGATTCTCAGGAAAGCATGAAGTTTATATTCCTTGGATTTATAAGTTACGTGATATATTTCATGATAAAGCTACGGATAAATTTTCACTTGTGTACAAATTTCATAAAGATCCTGAAGAATTTAATGATGGCATTTTTAGTTTTAAGATAGAAGATTCCTATACTATTAACTTACTAGATAATAAGATCTTACAAATTGTAAGTGCCAAAACTTCTACGGAATTTAATCTACAGGATCATATTGGTAAAGATTTTAAAATCTTAGGTATTGAGTCTTGTCAGTCTCTTTTTGGTAAGCATGTTATTTATTATCATGTAAGTAAAAATGAAATTACATCTATTAACTATGGCTTTCAATGGAAAATGTTACAAATAGTAAAGAACACGTTTTATCTTAAACTTGTTGCTATTATTGATTGGATAAATCAATACATAATTAATCCAATATGTTTTATTCCAACATATACTGAGCTTGATGCTATGCCTAAAGGTTGGAGGAAGTGTTTTGGCATTTCTATGTGTAAGGAGATAAAAGCTTCTTTAAAAAGATCTAATTATCTGTATAAGTACAGAATTGTGCAGATTAAAGAGAAGTACGGATCATTGCGTTGGTATGACGCAGGCTCTCCAGAAGAAGTAAAGAAAATAATACAAAAGTATGAGTATATAAGTGAAAGGACTTGTATAATATGTGGTCGTCCTGCAACAAAAATATCACAAGGATGGATATCTCCTTATTGTGATGATTGTTACAAAAAGTATTATAAAGATCAGCCTTATAGTGTCTTTAAAACCTGGTATGGTTGGACATCATCGGCAATCTATAACGAAATATCTTAAATGAATCAAATAGAATTTCAAATCCCAGAAGGATATGTATTAGACAAAGAGGCTAGTACAGATTCTAAATTAGTGTATAAAAAACAAAGCAGTTTCCCTAAAACATGGGAAGAATTTTGTGAAGCTGTTAAAAGTCCTGACTATTACTATATAGATGAAAATAGTAAAATCTGTAAAAAGAAGCTTAACGGTAGTATGGACTTTCAAAAGGATAGAAATAAAGTTTTTACAAAAGCAAGGGCAGAATCACTTTTAGCATTAACTCAACTTCTTAATTTGAGAGATGAATACTCAAGGCATGATTGTGCAGATGATTATAAACCTTATTATTATAGTATTGTCTACTGTGAAAATATAAGTAATTTGAAGATTTTAAAAACTGGACATCAAACTTTATTTAGTTTTTTTAGAGAGGACTTAGCACAAAAGTTTCTAGAAAACTGTAGAACATTACTTCATCGTGTTTTAGGAATGATTCCTTATTATGATTAACAGTACCAACACTGTTAATATACTGCCTTATCGCCCCTGTCTTATACACAGTCATTAAAAGCGTAGTTGGTGTACGCAGGTTCGAGTCCTGCAGGCAGTACTTTTTAAGAAGGAAGCAGACTAGCGAACAAAGGATTGTAGTAGTAATTGCAGACCTGAATCCTTGAGTAGGCTCAATCAGCCGAACAGCCACAGTTGTAATGACTAAGGAGCGCAGTTAGGCAATTTTTAATAAAGTATTATATGTTATTTAAAGAAATATCAAAAGGAGTCGGAACAAAATGCATACCTGCTTCTGACGAAGAAGTAGAAGAGGCTAAGAAAATATATAAGGAAACTAAAAAGTGTGACCATAAATTTATCTATGATGAAGCTGGATATTCTGATTATGACTTCAGATATTGTGGTATTTGTGGAAAACTTATAGGGCTTATTTAAGCTTACAGAGAGTAGTAGAGGAGTCAGGTTTATCTCGCTGCATTTGGGATGCAGAGCACGCTGGTTCGAATCCAGTCTACTCTACACAATAGTTTTGAAATCTTAAAGTATGACAGAAATTTGGATTTATAGCTACATTTCTAATAATGCTAATATTATTAGAATAATGAGTAAACTAAGGGATTACAATCGTGAGGGCATTACAATAAATAATGTAAATTATTCAAATTCTAGATATTTAGTTATTAAAATTGGTACTAACACTAATAAATTAATTACAATAACAGGATGGGAAATTAATCCTGAGATAGTATCTAAATTTCATGAAGTAAGAGCTAGAATCGAGATTACCCCCAAGAAAATGTATGAACTATTAGTAGGTATTTATGGTATTCTAATTAGCATAGAAAGACAGTTTATACCAATTTATAAACCTAATTAAATGATAATATGAAAGCATTACTAGTGTTTAATATAATAATAAGCATGATTGGAATTATCATTGTTAGTTATTTCAAAACATTTCACTATTATTCAGAAAACAATATTGACTCTATTAAACCTAATATAGAGATAGTTGATTCAGTTAAAACAGTTACTGACTCTATCAATCTTAATCATGTCGAGCATTAATAAAAAGAATAAAGCTAAAAACTCATATGTGTTCAGAAATAAATCTTTAGTTGAAAAGAAATTTAAAATTAAAAGATTATATTTCTTTAATTCTTGTATGAGAAGACTTTTAAAAGAACAATTAAGAAATGAACAAAGATTTATATAACTGGCTTGAAAAAGAGTGGAGATTTAATAATCATGTGAAGTATCAAAAATACTTTAAAGAATGGATATCAAATCTTACACCTGATCAAATTACTGGATTCACTAAACAATATGAACAAGGATTAAATGAAAGTATGGTCCAACATTAAAAGGCTTTTTACTAAATTGCATAAAAAGTCTACATTTACCAAAATTTCTTCGAAAGAATTAGAAAAACGAAGAATAAAAGTTTATAAAAGATTAATTAACTAAAATGGAAGTAATTAAACTTATTTATGCAATCTGTGTCTTTTTAGTTGGGCTTGGATTAGCGATTTCTAACATAGTTCTACATTACAAAGAAGAACAAGAATATAGTGGTTGTGTTATATTTGGATCAACTATTATTATTGTTTTCTTTTGTTTAGCCTGTGAAAAAATTCTCTTTGGATAATGAAAGAATGGGAACAAAAAAATTTAGTAAGACAAATACTATATAACCTTCAAAAGACATTTGATCGTTATTGTAATAGTATTGACTTATATTGTCCATTAGCAACTACTCAACTCAATAATACATATAACTGGGCATTAAGCGTTATGGATCAGTTAGAAACTTCGTTTCCACTTAGTTGTGTTAGTAAAGTAGGATTTTTAGAAGTTAGAGTTTATATTGAGAATACTCACTATCGATTAATAAATACGATATTAAATAATAGTAGTAATGGAAGTAAATAATTTTCTACTTCTTAAAAAGCTTTTGAAATTTGAGAATAGAGATGATTTCTATTTTTTACAAATCCTTCAAAGGTCTAAAGATAATCCTGACTTAGGCGCCAATAATAGATTAATAAAGGCATACTCTGTTGGCAGTATTGAATATCTAAATAAAAAGGAGAAAGAAATCAAACTTCTTTGTAAGACCTTTAATGCAAGAGCTTATATCCATCTTACAAAACGTAGCTATAAAGACGTAGCATTAGAGATGTTACAGAACTTAGTACAACGTATTCGTTGCGATCAAATGGAAGAAGTCTATAGATGTTTTACAACAGCATGTGGAATTTCCTACCAAAAGGAAGATAAATCTTGGATTGTAGATATAGATGGTAACGTAGATCATCGTACAATCAACACAATTTTGAGATTTATTGAAGCTGAATGTGAACCTATTGGTTCAAAATTTATTGCTTTAGTTCCAACAGTTAATGGTCATCATCTTATTACTACTCCATTTAACTTACAAAAATTTTCAGAACAGTATCCTGAAATAGATGTTCATAAAAATAATCCAACTCTTTTATATTATAAAAACTAATGTGCGAGGAACTTGATAAACTTCTTAAAAATTTTGTAACTAAACCACACATTACAGGTGAAGTTAAAAGTTTAAATAATAGGTTAGTATACAGATACATTTGGTATTTTACGCCTATTGGAGACCATAGTACTAAAACAGCTGAATGTAGAGAAGAAGGATTTAAAACTCTTTCAGAATGTCTCCAGAATCTTGAACAATTTGTGTCAACTGGTAAAAAATAAGATATGGTGTTGCCTGGTTGGCCTTACATAACCAGAGGTAGACCTTTCCAGAAAGGCCGTCTTTCTTAGTTTATTCGTTAATATAACTAAGCTCCAGACCATAGCTAGAATGTCTGAAAAAACTTATAAAGTTTTGTCCTCACCGTTAGACGTTAAATAACGGTATTTGTTTGATCTGTAAGAATAATTAGATGAATTAATGGTCAGTCTTTAAGGAATCTAAGAAGAATAACAGGGATGTTGTTCTCAAACACGTTGTTAAGGAGTTTCAACGTTAAATAGACTCCCATCGGGGGATACAGGTATTGACTAGTATATCGAAAGTTATTAATCAAGCTGAGTTTGAATAATACTCATTAAACAGATTCAAAAAATAAACGCAAACAAAACTATTTCGAGAGCTATTAACAAGGTTAAGAACTCTCTCGCTCCTATGATGACTCTGACTCGTTCTGAAGTTGCATATGCAGCGTAGGCTTGTATCGCCTTATAATAGATACAAACTGGGTTTCTTTGTTTAGACATAAAAACAAAGTGGTGGAAGTTGACCTAACTGGTCAGCCCTACTGTTCCATTGACGTTGGGAACTAAAAACTAATGCTATCGAGGTGTGGACAACCAGAAATGTATCCTAAGCTTGTAAGTATGTTAATAATAATAGAATACTAACACATGAGTTCGAATCTCATATCCTCCACTAAATCAATAAGTTACATATATGGAAGAAGCTAAGTATAAAGTTGGAGATAAAGTTATAGTTAAAACCGAATATGATATTGATCTTAATACGGGAAAACGCTATGATGGTAATGATTATTTATATGCTTTTCCAGAGCATATGTTAGAAATTAGTGCAAATATTATTTGGAACATTAAAACTGTTTTTCCTCCAAATCCTGAGAGAAAGGAGATGTATCCAAGTAAAAAGATATATGGAGATTGTGCAAAATACATTCTCCAAAGATCGGATTATTCATATCATTCAGGAATGTTTGAAAATGGGAGATAAATGTTGTAAGTATATAAGGAAATGTACTGAACCTGATGATCACATGTGTGATATATTTTATTTAAATCCTAATAAACTTCAAATAGGGACGATTATTAAAGATATCAAACATGGTCAAGTTACTCAAGTAACAGGATATGGGTGTGTTAGTGGTAATGATTTTTTATATTATGCTGCATATCTACAGTGTGGTCATGACGGAGTTGGGAACTTATATAATGCTGATGGTATTGCACTAGAAGATCTTAATTTTCATACATTTTTTTATGCTGATAATGAAATAGAATCTTGTTTAAATTTAATAGAAATTGGATATGGCGCAGAAATCTCACGATAAGACTGTAGAGGAGAAACGAGCTGAATACGAAAGTAATAGACCTATTTTTATTAACTGGACAAACTAATGAATTTAAGATGTAATTCCTGTGATGGAATATATGGAAGTTTAGATATTCGTCTTACTAAAAGATGTTATAATAAATGTCCATTTTGTATTGAGAAAAAATCTAGTGTAAGTACAAGAAGGAAAGATCCTGATACTGAAAAAATGTTAGATAATATTCTTAATATAAATCAGGATTTAAGAAGTACTTTGATTCCTAATCAGGATATAGAAAGTGTTTTAATCTTAGGCGGAGAACCATTACTTTATTTTAAGGATTTAATAAATCTTATTCACGAAATTAAGTTACTTAGTAAGTTAAAAGTCTATGTAACTACTTCTTTACCTGCAGATCTTGTTACATATCCTCAGTTTGAAGAATTAGTAACTAGAGCTGATGGAGTTAATATCTCTTATCATTCAGGATGGAAAGGAACTAACGCTGCAGTATATTATGGATCAAAATATAATACTTACTTAGAAACCAAAAAGAAAGAATATCTAGTTAAGATTAATAGATTTAATTCAAATAAGATTCGAATTAATCTTAATCTTAGTAAATGTGGTGTAAACTCATTAAATGGTTTAAGGTATGCTCTCAATACTTTTGCAGAATTAGGCTGTAATTGGGTAAAGATCAATGAACTTCAAGACAGTCCTGAATACTATGTATCTTTTGAGGATCTTACTGAAGAGGATCTACCATCACCATATGCTCATGGATGTGAATCTGTTCTTTATTATCAAGGACTCACATATTCTCTTGATTCCAATCTAAGTCCAGTAAAACCTGCTCAGTATCATCGTGAAAACCTTCCAGATTGGTTAAAAGGAATTAAATTACCAGATCTCATTACTCTTAAAAGAAGTTGTTTTCTTACTGAGCCAAGTCGAGAAGCAACTTTATCTGATTTAACTAAATTAATTCTTAGAAAAGTGTTACCTTTGTCTAAGAAAAAGTTCAGAGTTATGTATGAAGATGGATCGGTTTATAATAGTTGGTTAAAAAATGAAAAAGAATAAACTTATTACGAGGATTGCAAGATTTATAGCTGGAGTTAGAGAATGTCATCCTACTGGTAAATGCCACAGCTGGTAATTAACAATTTTTAATTTAACAAATAATCGTTATGACAAAAGAAGAATTTGAAACAGCAACCACTATTCACAGTAAAATGTTGCAGTATAAACGATTATCAGATCTTCTTAAAGAAGCTATAAAAAGTAGTAGGATCACGTCTGTACAATTTCGTGTTTCTCATGGATCGCCAATTGAATTTGCTGATAATGGACTAGATTTCTACTCACTTCTTACAAAATTACAGGAAGGACTAGAATGTCTTTATGAAGAAAATAAAGAAGAATTCAAGAAATTATAGTAAAGATAAAAGTACTAAATAAAAAAGAGGATAAGTGGAGATCTGTGAAAACAGTTAACTTGAAAACTAAAAAATAATGGCTAAACGTATGAAACTGCCAAATCCTTTACTTGGTTTAGTTCGGCCTGGCGGGGAACGTTATATTAAGACTGATGTAGAAAAACGGAGAGAAGCACGAGAAAGAGCCGAAAGAAGAGCTCCAACTTTGGCATCTACAAAGTCAACAACTAAAAAATAAATGAGAGAACTTAAAATACTAAGTATAGCAGTAGTTAAATATGTGCCTATCATCCTAAGTATCTGTATTTTAGGAGCAATAGTAATACATTACTGGTTGCCTAGTATAGAATTCGTTAATATAATTTGGATGATATACTATGCTTGCCAATTGTGTGCATTTTTGATTTTATCATTAACTTTCAAATTTTGTATATATCATCGGCTTATAATTTATTATCTATTTTTAACTTTTGCTATATTAGCTTTAGATTCTATAATTGTTCTGCCTATTAGTGTTTTTACATTTAATACTATTTTAGTAATAATTTCTGGTATTACTCTAATAGCAGTAATCATAACCTATCTCAAGTATGGAGATAGAAAGATAAGTCAGAAAGATAAATTAACAGATTAATCTGACTTTTTATTTATTAAAATGCAATAATATGAAAGCATTTTTAACTGGTTTATTTATGTTTGTACTTTTGTTAAGTATCGGCAGTATTGGATACTTATTCTTCTATGGAGAGATTCTGTTTGGAATTGTATCTACAATCTTAACATTAGTGTCAGGTATTTGTTTCTTTACAAAGGTACCTTATCCAAATGTGAAAAATATTACAGAATAAGCTTACAGAGGAGTAGAAATACTCCTCTTTCTTATTTATTATGGAAAAGATAAGTGAAAATACTGTTAGAGATAAGGATCATGCTTACACTCGAATTGAAGGATTATTAGACCCTCGTTATTACAATAATTGTTATAGATGTGCACTTTATCCTACTTCTACAGAATGCAGAGAATTAACTCGTATATTAGGTCCTTGTAAAGAATACCACTATTTTAAAAGAATTATTTTGATAGATAAAGATGTCGTCCAAGAAGTTCAAATTATCTGAACCATCACCACCGATTTACATTGAAAATAAGATATATCAGTTAGTGTTTACTGGAACAAATTCCTGTGATGGGTGTGTCTTTTATGAAAATAATGGAGAAAAATGTATAGCATTATCCGAGAAGCACTTAATCTTATGTAAACCTCGCCATATGTTTGTAGAAGTAAAGAACAAAGATAGCTTTATTTTAATTGATATTATATAATGAAAGAGTTTGAAATGATTAAATCTTGGAGTAAAGACTGTATTGGTTGTTATTTTTTCCACAAACCTGGTAGCTGTCTGCCTAAGTTTAAAAAATATAACCTACCTGCATGTATTCAAAGTGGAGAACATTATATTTTTAAACTTAAATCAGAGACCCCTCCACAAAAAATTATTAATATTATAATTGAATGATAAATGATGTATTTACTATAAACGGTAAAAAATATTATCGTATTGAAAAATCGATAAGTAATTCTTGTAGAGGTTGTGTATTTTTTCCTCATTTATGTAGTACTTCAACAACTGAACTTTATAAACACCAAGATCTCTTTAAGACATATATCTTCAAAGGAATTGATGATCTAGATATAATACCTATAACAATAATTTAATTCTATAGTTCAATGGATAGAATATCAAACTACGAATTTGAAGATTAAGGTTCGATTCCTTATAGAATTACATAATACTTAATAGTATGAAAGTTGAAATTAATTTTGGTTTTGTGTTCTTAGTATTCCTTGTTTTAAAGCTTACAGGGCACATTACTTGGTCATGGTGGTGGATTACTTCACCAATATGGATTGGATTTATTCTATGGCTTATTATAGGGATTTTTGGCCTATATTTGACTAACAGTAAATCTTATAAACGGAGAAAAATGTTTAACCACCTTAATAAAAAATAATGAATATTTTAAATCATTTGGTTGATTATGGCGAGTCAATTACCTTATTTAACCCTGACATTGTTTTTATTACTTGTGTAAAAGAGCAAAAAGCAAGATATACTGCATATCATAATAAAAAAGGTTGGTATATTATTGATGATACAGCAATATTTAAGCCTGAAAAAATCTATATGGATGATAATGGATTTTTTATTGACCGTTTCACTCCATATTATATAAATGATGAAACAAATGATGTTTATGAATATCCATGCGTCAATATATGTTATAAAGTAGATGAAAACAAGTTTGATAACATATATATTTATGCTAACGATATAGACGAGGCAAATAGTCTCTATAATAAGATATGCGCCAGATATAAAAAAGGTATGAATAAAATTACATTTGGCTAATGAAAAAACTAGTAGTTTGCGATAGCGTTCGGTCTGAAACTTTTGATATAGGAAACTATGTAGCTGCCTGTATTCAAGAATTAGGTAAAGAGTTTCCTACAGAAGATTTATCAGTAATTACAAATCTCCCTAAAGAATATTTCGAACAGGAAGATGTAATCTTTTATATTGTTGAATAAACTAATTCACTATAAATTAAATAATTACCCAGAGGGGGGGGGTATATTACTTCTCTCTAAAGAGTAAAAATCATGAAAAATATTGAATCACCAACAAGAACTATTCTTAATCCTGGTGAGTATATTGTTGGGCACATTGAAAACTATCCAGTAATTTATGTAAAGGATAGAGATATTTTATTTTGTAAAAATACAACAGTTAAATATCCTCTAATTAAACAAATCTTTGATTCTGGAGAAGATAAACATAGAATTGAAGAAAAATCCTTAACTATTACTAAAGAAGCTCACTTTGTAACATTAGGCTGTCTTGTTACAGATAGAGCAAATTGTAAAACAATACTAAAAAATACTAAAAAGATTAAAAATGAATAATTCTATTGTTGGTGTTAAAAGTGCAATGCGTAGTACTGTTTCTAAACATGAACAGCTGCAAAAAGCAAAATTTGTAGAAAAAGCTTCTGACAAGACTATGAGATATGCTGATTTCTTAGCTTATGTTGAGAATGAAATTAAGCAGTCAAAGGTTATGGCTACATTTAACTATAATTTCCCATGTTTTAAAAACGATGGTGTTTTTCAGTTAAATAGAGCTATTCAAGAAGTATTTGGATTAGTTGCTGCTATGAAAGGAGAAAGTAGTCCATCTAATGATGAAGAAGAAGCAGTAAACACAATTGAAGTAATTCTTGCCAATGGTGAACGTGTAAAAGTTCCTTATGGAGATATTGCTCTTGAAGAGTTAGGTAAGGACAGTAAAATCTCTATTTCTTATAATACTGATCAACATAGGCTCTATGTTAAAGGTAAATGTCAACAGAAGTATAGCACTTTGATTGATGATATTATTGATCGTACCAAATGGTTGTTAGCCAACGAATCTATTTATCGAGGACAGGCTCTTGAAATTACTGATCCTTCAGAGCCAAGTATTATGGATTTGTCAAATATTCATAGTGAGAAAATGATTCTCTCAAGGCAAATTAAGTATGAACTTCAGCCTTTAGAATCCCGAATTTTACACCCAGAAATTTGTATTGAAAAGGGAATTCCTTTAAAGTTTGGAGCCTTGTTGGAAGGACCGTATGGCAGTGGTAAAACATTGATAGCTTTTAAGTTAGCTGCAAAAGCTATTCTCAATAATTGGATGTTTGTATATTTGAAAGATCCAACTTTGTTAGCTGAAACTATTAGACTGTGCAAAGTGATTGATAATACTGGATATGGTGTTATCATCTTTACTGAAGATGTAGATCAGGTAACTCGTGGTGATCGGGATGCTGCAATGCAAGATATTCTGAATACGTTGGATGGTGGTGATACTAAAGGTATGAATGTAATTACGTTGTTTACTACTAATCATATTGAACTTATTGAACCTACTTTCCTGCGAGGGAAGCGTATTGGTTCAGTAATTTCTTTAGGGTCACTTGATGCCGAAACAGCTGAAGTATTTGTTAAAGAGGCATTTAAAGATGGATATACTCTAAAAGGTGATTTTACTAAAGTTTACAAACTTATTGAAGAGAAGAATATTGTACCTGCGTTTATGGCTGAAATTGTAGAGTCTGTAAAAGGACATATGATTTTTATGGATAATAGTACTGAAGTTCTTCCTGAGTATATTGAGAGTTCAGTGAATTCTTATCTTCGTCAGGTAGCTCTTTCTCATAAGAAAGATATGAATAAGAAACCTGAAGAAATCTTTGTAGAGTCTCTGCAGCAAATTATTGGTAAGGAGAAATTAGAAGATAAAGTTGACAAAATCTTCAATCTTCTTAATGAATAAAAAAATACACAGAGAGATATTTCTCTCTGTGTTTGTGGTATCATAGTTCTACCTTTACGTTGGTGATACTATAAGTAAATATGAATTGAAACTAAAGAACTGCTAAATCTGTTAATATGGAAATTATTTGTCAAGAAATTATTCACTTTACTACTAAAGAAGAAGCTCTGTATGTTTTAGGAGAGTTAGAAAAAAGAGAAGAAATAACTCTTAATGATGGACAAGCATCCCTTACTAAGTGGTTTACAGAAAGAGGCATAGAGTGGTATTCAAGATTGTCTTCAGATGAAGAAGGAATTATTCTTGTAGGAGAGAAATATATTGAGAAAGAAAGTCAAGGTGTAAAAGCATTCTTAGGATCATTAAGTAATAAGAACTGTAATGAGTATGATTTTAAATCTGAATTTGAATCATGTTCTGATACTTTTAAGTTAGAATATTGTACTTATAGTGAAGCTTCATCTTGGGAAGATAGTAGTACAATAGATACTGGTTTTAACTATGACGTATATGATGCAGAAGACAATTTAGTGTTTACTATTAGAAGTCCTAAAGAATTAGAAATTCTATTGCGTACTGTTATGAAGGATCATGTTAGTTACTATTCTTATGTAAACGCTAAGAAGGTTACAATTAATGAGGATCATGATATCGATTATTATGATCAAATATTTTCATTTTAGGAATGTACGACGTTGGAGATATCGTTAAAATTAGAAGTAAAGAATGGTTTGATTCTCAATGGTTTCCAAATCATCACCATAAAACAGATTATTCTAGTGCATTATTTATTCCAAATATGTACAAGTTTTGTGGTAAAACATTTAAAATTGAAAGTAGACTGAGAATCAGAAATGATGAATATGTATATTTTTTAAATAGTGATCCACGTTGTTCTTTTACTGCACCTATGTTTGAACTTGTAATACAGTTTCCCATTATAGAATAAATTTAAGTAAAAACTTGTATAAATATTTGGTAGTATTATTAAATTAACCTATATTTGCGGATACAATTAAGTACTATTCATAGGCGATTTAAACTTGCTCGTTAGTGTATTTGGTTGTGCACGCTACGCTTTGACCGTAGAAGTTAAAGTTCGAATCTTTAACGAGCAACTAATAAAATCACATAAAACTAAATAAAAATGACGGCTGTTATTCTTTTTATTTTAATCGTACTATTGGTTCTCTGTGTTTATTTCTTTATTAGAAATTGTTATGTATATCAATTCCGCAATCAGATTATTGACCGTATTTTAGATTTTGAAGAATACGATTCTCTTTTTGAGGTATATGAAAATGTAAGTTATAATCAAATGGTACTTTCGTTTAAAAGATTAATATTAGAAAATTGGTATCCAAAAGAATTTTGTAATAAATTAAAGAAATAAGATATTAAGCCAACTTCGCATAGTGGTCGATTGCACGGATCTTGTAAGTCCGACCTTATAGGCACGTCAGTTCGAATCTGACAGTTGGCTCAAAAAATGTGTTTAATATGAAAAATAAAAATATTGTTAGTTATAACGTTATTACATACGATTTTAATAAACGTTATATGACGCATTATGATATCATGCCTTACCTGATAAGCTGTTATGAATCAGTAACGAAAGCTGAGCATCCTAAAACTTTTGAAGAGTTTAAACAGTTTATTATTGATGAAAGTCGCTATCAGTGGTGGTCTAGATGTGAATATGAAGTAATTATTTCATCGTGGCCTGGACAGCAGGTTGAAGAAAAATGGGACGTACATAAACAAGTAATGATGAATATTGATGTTGTTACCAAAGTATTTATGGAAAATATTGCTAATCTAACTAAATAATGGAAGATAAACTATTAACCCTTACTTTATCTACTAAAGAGTGGAAACATATTATTGGTTCTTTGGATGTAGATTATTCTGAAGTTAGCGATTGTGATCCAGCTGAATTATCTAATGGGATAATTTACAGAGTATTACCAAGACTTTATGAGATTGATAAAGATCTTCCTGAGGCTTGGATTAAATATGTTAAGAATAATCCTCCCTCGGTTAAAGAAATTTTACTATACTTGGATAAAATTGGTTGGTCTAACCTTATTGATGAACGATGGATAAAAAAGGTAACTAATGATATTAAAGAAGAATATCCAAATATTACAGAGGATATTTTAAATAAGGTATTAGATATAATTATAATTAAATAATTTACCTCGGGATGTCGCCTAACGATATGGCGCCTGATTTGGGATCAGGAACTAAAGATGGTTTGACTCCATTCGTCCCGACTAATTAATTACTAATAGATTATGAATCCCATAAAATTAGACTTTTCTTCTGATATTTACCAATTTGGAGAAGATATTTCTGCTGCTCGATTGCATGCAAAACTCTTTAATGTTATTAGTTCAAAAATTAATATTATTGTTAATACAGAGGGAAATAAGAAATTAGATAGAATTGGTTTTACCAAAAAGTTTCAAGAGCTTTATCCTTATTATCAATATCAAACTGCAGCATCACTTGGGCATGATGGCAAAGATATCGAATCGTTAATAGAAGAAGACAAATCTCCAAGTTTTCTAAGAGCATTTGATGATGAGGATGCTTGTAGTTTTGTCGCAGTTGACATTGAAAACAAACGTGTATTTAAGTTCAGTGATAAACTTTTTACTATTTGTTATGATATCTCTGATTTTATAGAAGTTCAGAAACTGTTACTAGTATGTCAAAATCTTTTAAATAGTTGCATCAAAACGGCTAATAGTGTTGCTAAAGTTAATGTAATTACTTATGATGGTCAGGATTTTGAATTAGTTAGTTGCAAAATTAATTCTAATATGCCTATTGACTATGATAAACATTATAATGATGATTTCAAACCTATTGCGAAAAAGATCGATGAATTTATTGAATCTATAGATTCTGGATTAATAATTGCTCATGGTGTTGCTGGAACTGGTAAAACTACATATCTTAGGCATTTAATGACTCATCATAATAAAAAGTTTATTATTTTGAGCAATGCTTTGATGAATAATATTGCCGATCCATCATTTATCAAGTTTATTTTAGAGCAAAAAGACTCCATTCTCATTCTTGAAGATTGTGAACAATTACTTCAAGATAGAAAAAATAATGCTTTTAATAATGGAATTGCAAATATTCTTAATATGACAGATGGGTTGTATTCTGATATTTTAAATATTAAGATTATTGCAACTTTTAATGCTGATATTAAGGATATAGACCAAGCTTTATTAAGAAAGGGTCGATTAGTAGCCAAATATGAATTTGGACCGTTATCTGCAGATAAAACGAAAGCTCTAATGAAAGAACTTAATAAGTCTGATGATCATCCTACACAAATGACATTAGCTGATATTTATAATTTTGAAGATATTACGGGAGGAGAATCCGTAAGTAGAAAAAAAATTGGTTTTTAAATAAGTAGAAATATGAAAAAGTATTTTATAGTTGTTTTAGTAATGATTACTGTTACTGTAATGAGTTGTATTGGAGTATCAAATAAAACTACTGAAGTTAAAACTGACTCAACAAGTATGATTGTTGATTCAACTGAAGTAGTTGCAGATACTACTGCGGTAGACTCTATTCAGTAACAATTATTATTCTATAGTTTTTAGCTGTTAATTTTTATTAACAGCTAATTTTTTCTAAATATTTAGATAATGGATATTAGAACAGATCCGTTAATAACAAAAGAATTTATTGACGAAGTATCCTCAAATATTGCTGCATATCGGAAAGAGATTACATGGTCTAGTAAAAATGGTGATGTATACACATTAGCTGATTTAAATAGTGGTCATTTGATTAATATCATTAAACTTATAATAAGAACTAGAACCAGGGTGGAAATCTTACCTGTACTAAAGGCTGAGTTAAATTATAGAAATAATCTTTCAAAAATATCAATTATTACGATTATTTAAATAATGAAACCATTAAAAAAGAATATTATCTTCTTAGATATTGATGGTGTTCTTAATTATACAAATTGGTATTCTAATCCTAGAAACTTTGGAAATATTAACGGTCAAGAAGGAGACTTAGATCCATTTTGTATTGAACGAGTTAATATATTAGCTAAAATAACTAATTCTTATATTGTTATATCTAGTGACTGGAGGTATGATGAGAGACAATGTCGAATTAGACTGGAAAAAGCTGGTTTAACAGCTTTAATTATTGGATTTACCCCAATTCATCTATGGAATGAAAAGCAGTTAGATAAATCTAGAGGAGCAGAAATCCAAAGTTGGTTAAATAATAATCTATGTATTGTAAATAATTATGTTATACTAGATGACAGAACAGATATGTTAGAACACCAACTTAGAAATTTCATATATGTAAATAGTCATATAGGATTATCTGATGATGATATAAATGAAGCTATTATTATTTTATCTAACTAATAAACTGGAGTGTAGCTCAGAGGCAGAGCATGAAACTGTTAATTTCAGGGTCGAGATATCGTAATTCTCCACTCCAGCTAATATTTTATGTTAATAAGGTTTTTACGGAAGAGTACTCAAGTGCTTTAAGAGGGCAGTTTTGAAAACTGCTAGGTTGTGTAACAAGCAACGCGTGAGTTGGAATCTCACCTCTTCCACATTTATATTAAAGTTATGTATAGAGAAATTGGAGACGTATTTACAATGGTAGATTCTGATGCTTCAAAAGTATTAGAGTTACAGGTGGTAAAAGAGAGGTATGGTTTAGTATGTGAAGAGTGTTATTTTTACAAAGAATACGAACATTGTGTTCCATACACTAATTCACAATGCAGAGCACAAGTAGGCCACTGTTCTTTTCATTATAGAGAAGATCATATGGATGTTATATTTAAATTACTTAAAGAACATAAAAATTTTAATAAGGTAATTCCTATTAATATAACATAATCAATTATATTTAAAGTGTAAATATTGCACTTTAGAATGGAGTTTAAGCTAATCTAGTGAAAGCACTAGACTGAAAATCTAGGGAGCCAGGAGCGTAACCTGGAAACTCCACAGAATCGTCTCTAGAACAATTATCAATAAAATTACTGTAAATTATTATAACTGCTAAAAGGAGATATGCTTTCTAAATTATTTATCAGTAGTCTTCGTCTAGAAGCTTAGGATACAGATAAAAGATCAGTTAAAATAAGGTTTTAATTTATTTGCTGAGTCTCTGAGAGAAAGGTGCAAATCCTTTAGATTACTATTTTTTCTGCATGTATGACCGAGTGGTGAGGTGCGGCTCTGCAAAAGCCATTACGTAGGTTCGAGTCCTGCTACATGCTCCTAATCTTATGCATTGTTGGTGTTAGTGATAGCATATGTGACTTCCAATCACAAGGGGAGAGTTTGAATCTCTTACAATGCTCAAATAATAAGTAATATGAAAAGTTGAAATTTTATAACACATAAACAAAAATTACACTGAGGATATAGGATCTTACTAATGGAGAATCAAGGTAAAGCATTTGGCAGCATTTACTGATATTTTGATGAGCCTAGAGATCTTTATATTGATATGATTAGTGTTTCAGAAGAAAGTCAACAAAAAGGATTGGGCACATTCTTATTGAAGAAACTAGAACACATTTGTGTTAATGATTTGTCTGCTGAAAAAATTTCTTTATGAACATTCAAGAATAGTTGAACAAAAAAATGGTATAATCGTTGTGGATATAAGGATGCAGAACCTAATGAGTCAGAACCAGAAACAATTTGAATGGAAAAAAGAATAAATTCATTTTAATCTTATATATTTACTTAACTTAATGAAACTTAAATTTGTTAAACTATCTAATAGATGGTTTGTAGATATACCTTATATAGGCTCTATCGAAGATCTTGAAATGGTATCTGGTAGTGATAAATTTTTAAATAATCTATGTTTAAGAACCGAGTCTACTACTACAGCATTAGAGTTAGATGTTTCAACAACTGAAGAGTCTCAATACTGTTTTAAATTTGTAATTAGTGACATTGACTCTAGTGGAGCTACTTATAAATGTGACTCTCTTGAAAATATTGATTCTATATGGCTTTGTAATGTAACAAAACTAATCTTCTCCGAGTTTCCAAGAGCTATTTATATTACATCAATAAAAACAATATAAATTATGATTACCTTTACAGAATTTTGTAGTGAGTTACTAGCTAAACATGGATATTTAGATTTTGAATATGATATTGTTATTTCGTTTACTCAAACCTTCTCTAATACTACATGCGGTTTAGGTGGAATAGGAGGGCAGGCATTTACTAATGCTCAAATATTCGCGTTTATTACTTGTAATACTGTAATTATAATAGGACCTGCGTGGAGCTATTGTATAGAAGACTACACAGAAATGTTATCAGTCGATATCTATAATCATCATATTGCTGATATGTGCAACATAGCAAGAATAAACCAATATGGCAACATTAAGAAAATTAAAAGGATTTAGCTCAAATTAAAAAATAATACATCAGTAAAAACAGTATAATAAGATGATCAATCTATCTATTTTAGAAACAGGATGGTATCAAACTAGCAACGATGAAATTAAATACATTTACGTTAACTCAGAAAATTGTGATGATGAATCATCTGATATTGAAATTGACTGTATGTTAACGGCTGCTGGAAATATTGGAATCCTTAATAATACTCTATCAGACACATATCATTTTAAAATTCCATCAAGTAAATTAGGTACTATAAGTTATTTAGGAGATTGTATTTTGCCAAATGTAATTACAACACAAATGGCTGAAAACTACTCAGATCCAACTATTATCTGTAGAACAGCATTATTGTCATTGATAATGAGATTTACTAAACGAAAGGATAATTCTGTTAGAATACAAAAAGAAACAAAACTTAGTGATATTTTTGCAGGTATTTCTGTTTCTGGTATAGCTATGTTATTGTTCACATATTTTGGAATACAAACGTATGAATTTGACAGGTTTAAACCTGAGGATGCATCCATTCTAGATTTGTGTAACTACTTACTAGAGAAATTAAACCTATAATTAGACTAAAGCCCAAGTGGAGGAATTGCTAGACTCTCCAGACTTAGGATCTGGTATCCGAAAGGATGTGCAGGTTGGAATCCTGTCTTGGGTACTAAATTTAACTGAAATTATGATAAAAATTTACGATCCTAAAACTAATACACTTGATTGGAAGTTGTTAGACCAAATTCCAGAGATAGTAGCTTTAAAAAACACTCCTCAGAATCAAAAACATCATAAAGAAGGAAATGCTTTTATACATACATGTTTGGTAACACAAAATATGCTTGATTGTATTGAGCTAGGGCATCCTTTTATTGAAAAACAACACATGTTTGAAGATGATGATTTTAAGGAGATGTTAGTATTATCTGCTTTACTTCATGATATTGGCAAACCCACTGTAACTAGTCTTGGAGAAGACGGCTTATATCATTGTAGAAATCATGCTGAAGAAGGAATAAGAATTGCTGATCCAATGCTTAGAGAATACTTTAAAGATGATAAAATGAAGGACTTTAAAGTTTTAGCAATATGTAATATGATTAGATACCACATGCGTCCTTTATATATTTTTAGTAAGGCAAATCCAGCAAATAGAATATTATCATTAGCAAATGATTTGAAATATGTTTTAATGGATGCTCTCTTGTTGTTAAAGTATTGTGATTGTAAAGGTTCTATAACTGATGAAGATACCAGGTGGTACGAAATGTTACAAAAAGTGAGAGAGTTATATTATAATACAGTTACCTATAAAGCTGGAGAAGAAGTTACGATTGAAAAAATTAGTGACAATACTACCTGTGAATATGAATCTGGAAATCATCCGAATGGTATTAATGTAGGATATCGTCGATCAGGTAAATTACAATATCCTGTAACGGTTGGAACTAGGTGTACTATTGGGTTTCCATTCTCTAGCTCTCCTGTAACAAAAATTATTGATAAATGTACTTTCGAAACAAAAAACTCAGTATATAAAATAGTTAAACCAGAAAAGTAATGAATTTTATTTGTGTAGTAAAAGATCCAGCTATTATTCTTTGAACTTTAATTCAGAAAGGTTTTAATTGTGTTAATCCAGAATTTGCATCAGAAGTAACAGCTCTGGGAGCTGAAGGTAAATTATCTGATAAATACCCTTATCTTTTTATTGCAAAAATTCATAAAGATTATGCAATTTTTAAGGATAAACACACAGCTGAAAGATGGCTAGCTTCTAAAGGTATTGATTCCTATCAAAGGTATTGGGCAGTAGATGATGTTTTAAAGGCTTTAGGCGTTAACAAAACGGAAGCAGAACAGAGACAAGAAGCTATTAATATTATTAATGGTAAAACAAAAAATATGGATAAAAAAGAATTTAGCTCAATTGCTAATTTGATGTCGTCGTTACTTGGCGGTGATTTTGAAAAAATGTTAAAAGAGATTAAGGAAGAACTGGAAAAGGAAGATAAAAAAAATAATTCTGAAGAGGAATCTTTAGAAGAAAAATCTGGTACCTTTGAAGACGCTATTATTCCTGGTTATATTGTAAAATTTGCTATTGATGATCTTGATTATGGAGTCATTCTGGCAAATAGGATGATTGTATGTTTTGGTAATGATGGAAGAGTTAAAGGATATCTAAAGAAGTTCACTCAAGACACTCCAAGACCAATTGCAGGGATTTATAAACCTACTGAGGAAGCATACGGTTTTAGTAAAACTGATAAAATGATTCCAGTGTGGATAGCTCCAAAGCAAGAGGTAGTTTATACTATGGAAGATATTGAAAAGAAACTTGGTTTAGAACCTGGTTCACTCAAAATCAAATAATAAAGAGGGAATTTCCCTCTTTTTTGCTTTAATAATATGAGTAAATATATTAGGGATTATCAAGTAGATAATTTTTCTGACGAGGATCTTGAACAAATAAAGCCAAAAAAGAATAAAATTAAAAAATTCAAAGAACCAAAAAATTCTAAGGACTCTAAGAAAAAACCTTTAAGGAAAATAAAAGATGAAATTTAGTATTGAAGATGTTTGGTTGTATCCAACTGAGATTGCATCAGAATCAGTAGATTATAATATATATAATAAAGACGGTAAGTTACCTGTGTTTACTTCCATTGAGGAACCACTAAAACTTGAGGAGTATATTGAGTTAGGTAAACTTGGTATTAACACGATTATCCCACAAAGTATTAGTTTGTGGGGACGGTTATCAATGATTCATCAATCATTTATAGATTTATCCTATCACGAATTAAATAATTTGTTATCAAGCGACAATTTTACCTCTGATTTTGATAACACAAAAACATACTATATTTATATAGAATATACTCCTTATAATGGTAAACAGTTTTTTCATACTTGTAAATATATTAAACGACAATTTGGAGGAAATGTGTTATTAATGGTATCTAATATTGGCTCGCCTGAATTATATTTAGAATGTTGTAAAACAGGCATTGATTATGTTATTCTTGTAGATTCTTCTCGATATGTAGATCTTAAATTCTCATATCCATCTGGATCATTAATTGCTGATTGTAAAAGCAAGCAATGGGAAATTCAAGAAACTATTAAATCAAGTCAGAATGCAGGAATTTTTTGTCCTTATACAGCAGCTTCTATTATTCATATCGAACACACATTAAACCAGATTCCAAGTTTTAGAGGTTTAGTTTTAGGAGCTGATTATGTTATGACGAAATTTAATTCCTCAAAACTTGACTATAATACGCATGTTAAAGCTATAGAAACCAAATTATTTAATATAATGCAGTATGGAGGAATTAGAACTTTATCCGATTTTGAAAAAATTAAATATATTATTAAATAATGGAAGATAGAATTATATATTGTAAACTAACTGAAAAAAGTTCTAGAAAGGTTTGGGTTATAGAACCTAAACAGTTTTATCCTGATAAAACCGAAATATATCCCCTATCTGTTTCCTTAGCGTCCACTGTGATTGACCGAATAGAACATCCAATAGGATGTGTTATTGGCCTTTATAGTAGTAAATTAACTCTAGCAAGTACTAAAAAGTATTATTCATATTCTGGAGAAAAATGTGCGGAAGTCTATGACGATCCAGTATCAGGACCTGGATATCAAAGATATTTAAGAAATCGAGACAAAACTCCAGAAGAAATTGCAGAAGAGGAAGCTAAAATAAGTAAAACGTTACTATCTCATCTACTTAGAGACACTCAGACTAAACCTCTAACAATTGAACAACATGGATTCTATATTGAAGACGATAAGTATTATCTTCTAGTTCGGAATATTAAAAAAGTAGTTAATACTTTGTTATTAGGACCAACTGGTAGTGGTAAAACCGAGGTTATAGCTTTAGTTGCTAAGCAATTAGGTTTAGAATGTGAATATTATGACATGGGTGCAATGGCTGATCCTATTGCTGATTTGTTAGGTGTTCATAGGTTAGAGAATGGTAATTCTATTTTTGATTTTGCTAAGTTTTGTGATGATATACAGAAACCTAAGATAATCATTCTTGATGAGCTATCTAGAATGCCGCACACTTGTGCTAATATTATTTATCCGTTATTAGACAACCGACGTTATCTTCCTGTGGAAATAGCAGGTTCAAAAGATGTTAGGCGTATACCTGTACATCCTAAATGTGTGTTTTTTGCTACTGCAAACATCGGTATTGAGTATACTGGTACTTCAACTATGGACAAGGCGTTGACGAATCGTTTCTTTCCTATAGAGTTAGATTATTTGAATGCAACTAATGAAACTAGTGTTCTTGTAAAAAGATGTGGAATTGCTAAATCAGATGCTAAGATTATTTCTAATCTTGCTGAATCTATTAGAAAAATGAAAAGAAACTCTGATTTAGAAACCGCTATTTCAACGCGAGAAACTTTAATGATTGCTGATTTAATCTATGATGGATGGGAACTTGTTAATGCAGTCAAAGCCGTATTACTGCCACTTTACGAACAAGATGACAGAGAAAAAATTATTAAACTTATAATGAGTAAATAATGGCTGTTACTGATTGGTTTGGAAGAAATAAGAATAGGAATTATATATCAGAACATGGTAATCATAAGTTACAATGGGATTTTGGAATGGAGAATTCCTATTCTTCATTCTTTGCTCCAAACTTAGATAAACAAAAATTAATAAAAGACTCTTATAAACATGCTTGTGATATTAGGGACATTATGGAGGTCCCGAAATCAATTAAAGTTAGTTTATTTGCCCAACCTAGTTCTTATAGTACCTCCAAAAAAGTTGTAATTTCAACTGATGTTTTTGATGATTCGGCGTTGAATAATAATCAAAAATTAGATATCTTTTTAGGATTAGCAGTTCATGAGTTCTCCCATATTTTATACACTGACTTAGATTCAGTAAAGAACTACAAATCAGACGATTACATTGGACAGTTAACTAATATAATTGAAGATGAGAGGATTGAAAGTAAGGCAACATATTTCTATCCAGGATACGCTAACTTCTTAAAAGAAGTAAAGCGTTATTATTTTCAGAAATGTTTCAAGGAAGAACATTTAAATGATGTAACTGACGTTTTGCAAACAGTATTTTACATTATTAGATATCCAGAAAATGTAAGTGAAGACATTTATAATCGTCATTTAGTTTTATTTGAAAAAATCAAAAATGTTATGTCTTCTTTGGGTAAATCATTTGTAGAGTCTAATTCAAAAGCAAAGAAAATTTGGAAATTAATTTGTGATTATTTTGAACTCCCACCAGAACCTCCAACAAATAATAAAGAATATTCTCAAGAAGGAGAACCAGATGAGGGTGATAATAATGATAACAGTGATATGAGTCAAGGAAATGAATCTTCTGACAATCGCTCTGGTAAAAGTGAGAGTAATTCAACTTCTGAAGGCTCTAATTCCAAAGGCTCTAACTCAGCAACGTCTAAACCTGCTGAAACAGGCACTGTAAAGCCAAGATCTGAAGAGGAGTTAAAAGACTTTGCAAATTCTATAGCGAGAAGAATCTCTAAGGTTACAAGCAGTTACACTACTCAACGTAGTTCTGAAATTAGAACATCATGGGATGCAGAAGAATATGCTGGAGATTTAGTAAGGGAGAGTGATGATTTAGTATTGCATCGTCAGGAAAATAATCAGGAAAACTATAATGAAGTTAAGACTCAGTTAGGAGTTTCTATTACACCACTAGTTAATGCTTTTAGCAAATTTTTTGTTGAGCAAAAATATAATCTTAGTGGGTTAAGAAGAGGTAAACTTGATACGGGAAAACTTGCTGAAGCTTATCAAAATGTTGAGACTGTTTATACACAAACATTCGAAAGAATAACGCCAGGTTTAGATTTATGTCTGTTAATTGATGAATCAGGTTCAATGGACGGAAGCAAAATTGATACTGCTCAACAAGCTGCAATCTTATTGAATGAAGTTTGTTTAAAATTACCTAAATGTAACTTGTTTATTTATGGTCATACTGCTGATATTGTATCATCTGGCGATACATTTATTAATGTTTATCGAGACTCTTGGAATAAGAATAAGTATTCTTTAGGATCTGTAAGAGCAATGTGTAACAATAGAGATCATGAAGCAATCGAGGAAGTTTATAAACTTGTAAGAAAACAAACTAATAACCCTCTTTTAATGTTTGTAATATCTGATGGATATCCTGCTGCACGAGGTTTACTTAATTTATCAGAATCAATAAGGTTGGTAAAAAAGACAGTTGACTGTATAGAATCAAGAGGTGACACAGTTATTTGTCAGATAGCTATTGAAAGTGATATCGATCCTCAAAAAATGTTTAATAATTATATTCATCTTACAGATTTAGATACATTTCCTAGAGATTTATCTAATTATGTACTAAAAACTCTTATATCAAAACTTAAAAGAATTGATATATAGATTTTATATTTCACTGTTTTTTATTATTTTTGCAGTATAACTAAAAATAATAAAATGCCTTTGTCGTTCAATGGTAGGACAGCGCTCTTCAAAAGCGTGTATGTGAGTTCGAATCTTGCCAAGGGTGCTAACTGATTAAAAACTAACAAGTTATAATATGTTATTATTCTCAGAAGAAGAAGAAATTCAAGAATTAGCAGAAGAATTAAACTGTACAACGCAAGAAGCAGGTATCATTTATCTAAGGCAGGAAGGGTGTACTTATACACAAATAAGACTAAAACTAGGTAATCCTTCCAATAAACTAATTAGACAAACACTACTAAAATATGCACCTAATCTTATAGAAAATAATGAAAAAGTTTAAAATATTGTTACATGATTATGTAATTGTAATCGCTTTACTTGCTTTTAGTGTCTTATATATTAAATTTTCTACAGAATCGGTATCTGCAGAACCTTCCAATATTGAAATAGAGTCTCCAAAAGAAGACTCTATTATTATTTTAAGGGATTCGTTAACAGAATGGCAAGTATTTATCATGGCACTTATTGAAGTTGAATGTGAAAGAAATCCTAAAGCTAAATCTCCTGGTGGTGCGGTTGGACCATTTCAAATAACACAGTCTTATATTAATGAAATTAATAGAATATATAAGACAGACTTTATTTTGTATGAAGCTTATAATTTAGATAAGGCTTTATGTATGTTTGAGATGATGAACGATCACTATAATCCTAATCGAGATGTAGATAAAGCTATTAAACTTCATAATCCTAAGGCTGGTAACTGGTACACTAAAAAGGTAAAGCAAAGAATGCAGGCTATTGAGTTTAATGAGGAAGTTAGAGCTAAAATCATAGATTTATATAATATTTATTAAGTAAAATGAAAAGAATAATAATAGAAATATTAGCTGTAATTGCGGTCTTTGCTCTTTTATTGTATTTAGGAAAAACTATCAAAGATCTTAATACTAGATTAGCATATTCTGTTAATAATGAAAAAGCATATGCTGCTGAAAGGACAGATTTAAATGCAAAAAATAGAGCGTTTCAACTTACAATAAAACAACTTGAAAGCTCCACCGACTCCTTAACAAGAAAACTGAAAGAAGTAGCTAATGAAAGTGGAATTAAAGATAAGAGAATTAAATCACTACAGTATCAGCTTGAACACTATTCTAAAACGGATACAATAAAAATTCAAGACACAATTTTTAAAGATCCTCAGTTTGTATTAGATACATGTGTCCAAGATGAATGGAATAAATCTTGTTTACATTTAAAGTATCCAAATGAGATTGCTATGAACCATGAATATACTAATTCTAAGTATATATTAGCTGAAGGAAAAAGGGAAACAATTAAACCTAGAAAGTGGTTTTTACCTCGCTGGTTTAGTAAAAAACACACTATTGTTGAAATTACAGTTGTTGATGAAAATCCATATGTAATTACCAAAGAGCAACGTTTTATACAAATTGTTGAAGATTAATTATGAAGACTTTAAATGCTATAGCATTAAGAGACTATATTGACGATAACGGTGTTTTTATTTGTACTCAAGGTCAAAATGTAACCATTATTAAAGATAATAAAGATTGTTTGGTTAAAACCTCTTGTGGATGGTATGAGGCAGACGTAGAGGATTTTGAAGTAAAAGAACTGAATAATGAGGTATCAGGAGTGTTTAAAAAGAGGATTTGATAAAGAAGAAGAATTTGCAAAGTTATTAGTTAGTACCTGTGGTGGAGTTACTCAAAAGGCAAATCCTAAAGAGGATATACATGATCATATAGATTTGTGGTGAATCATTAATGGAAAGACTATTGGATTAGATATTAAGGCACTTAAAAAGCAGTCTAGAAATGATAAAGTTTATAGCAATAATATTCATTGAATAGAACTAAAAAACGTTAATGGTAAACCTGGTTGGCTTTTTGGAAAATCTGATTATATAGTTTTTGAAGGAGTTAACATGTGGATTGTTGTAAAAAGAAAAATATTATTAACCTTTCTTAAACAAAACGTTAACTTTAATACTATTCATGAATCACTTACTAATTTAAACGCATATGAATTATATCGTCGGAGTGGCAGAAGTGATTTAATTCTTAAAATCCCAGTAGAGGACCTACTTAAATTAAATTCAAAAATTATTATAAAAAATGAAGCGACTTAATATAGCTCTTGTTGCACATGATGCTAGAAAAAAGGAATTAGTTGATTGGGTTAAATTCAATATACATTCACTATATAATCATCACATTATTGCTACTGGTACCACTAGTAAATTACTTGGCAATATTATGGTTAAACAAGTTACAGAGACAGATTGGAGAGAGAAAGAATATTTTGTAAATAAATATCTCGATATAACTCCTGTTCTTTCTGGTCCTCTTGGAGGTGATCAAATGATTGGTGCTATGATTGCAAAAGGACAAATTGATGTATTAATTTTCTTTTGTGATAATCTTATTACACAGGGACATCAAACTGATATTTCAGCATTAACTCGACTAGCTTCGCTGTATAATATTGCATTTGCAACAAATCGCACTACTGCTGATATGATTCTTACCTCTTCTTTATTTGCAAATGAAAGTTACCAACCCATTAAAAATGATTTTAGTACATATTTAAACAGACCATTATATGAAAAAAGCTAGATTTTATTATCCTAAACCTGTGGAGTTTATTGATGGTGTGGTTTTCCCAGACACTGATAATATCATTATAAATCCTAAAAAAACTTATGGTAAACGTTATACTATGGTTTCTGTGTATAACGATGAAAATGATAGTATTAGATTTGGTGTAGCTACTTGTTGTCCTGAAGATAAATTTGAAAAAGCAATTGGAAGAAAAATTGCACTAGAAAAAGCTGATTCTGAGCCTTTCCTGACTATAGATAATGCAACTGAAGAAATGGAAAGAACAGGTTTAACATTCTCAGAACTAGTAATGAAATGTCTCAAACGTCACACACTTTTCTTACTTACTTCAGATGAAAAATATAATAAATACTTTAAGTCAGACACTCGTGTACCACTAAGGAATTTTAAAGAATTGACCAATCTTGAAGACGCCGAAGAAGAGATAATACAGGATCAAATTGATAAGATAATTTTTGCTATGAAAGGTGATGGTTGATTTTGTACTTAATGGAAAGATTATTCTTGAGGATCACAACTTAAATAAATTTCAAGAAGATTTTGCTCAACTACTATATAAATATCAAACTGTTTTCAAGGGAGAAATAAGAAGTTATAGTTTTGAGGAATGCGAAATAATAGAACCAGAAGTTAGTGATTAAAATTTATACTGATGGGAGTTATAAACCTTCTACAAATCAAGGAGGGTATGCTTCAATCATTATTAATGATGATAAAATAGTTAAAATTTTACAACAAGGATATATAAATACTACAAACAATAGGATGGAAATTATGGGAGTTTTAAAGGCGTTAGAGTTTTTTAAGACTCCTCAAGATATTATTATCTATTCAGATTCAAGTTATGTAGTAAGTAGTATGTCTAATAATTATGTACAGAGATGAGTATCAGATAATGATACATCAAAAAAGAACATGGATTTGTGATCTAAGATCCTAAACTTATCAAATTTTCATAATGTAAAGTTTGTATGAGTTAAGGGTCATAATGATAATAGATGAAACGAACTAGCTGATATTTATGCAAATATATCAGCTACTGTCGAAAACCCACAAATAGACTTAGAAGACTAATAAATATGAATAGTAAACAATTAAGATTGAAAAAAGTTGGAAACCATTGGCTTCCCTGTATTTCCCATGAAATTGGCGATAATATAGCACTTAACAAAAAAATTGATAGATACTTAGATTGTTTAGATTTTAGCAAAATGGAAGAAGTTGTTATTGAGTTTGAAGAGCTAGATATTATATGGGATGGTCTTAATATTGTTTACTTTAGTGAGGAAGATATTACTAGATATCTAACTACTGATGATGACTTTAATATTAGGTTTACTATCAACAATCATAATTTTGAAATTTCATCATCTCTTTATTGGCTTCTAGAAGATCAATTTAACTTCAACTTTCATAAAGTAGGTTATAAGATTCATATTCTTTAGATAATAGGAAACTATTTATTATTTTTAATTTTATTTACTATGAAAATGAAAACTGAAGCACCAAGTATTGAAAAATTAGATCTTAAAAGACGTAAATGTACTTTAAGTGACGATATGATTCGATTGATGCTAAGACAGTTAACTCATGAAATGTACAATCATAACTTGTATAGAAGTTTTGCAAACTTTTATGGAGTTAGAGGTTTTCAAGTACTAGAACAATATTATATTGATCGTGCTGAGGAAGAAAAACTGCATCATGATTGGGTATATGGATATTTAAATGAATGTGATGCTGAATTTATTTATCCCGAAATTCCTGCCATTTCAGAAAAGTTTGAAGATATGATTACTCCTTTCCAATTAACAGTTGATAAGGAAATTCAAACAACTATGGAAATTAATGAAATGGTTGATTTAGCTTGTGACACAAGCGATTGGGCAACTTTCAATTGGCTTAATGGACATGACAAAGAAAAAGGCATGTTAGTTAATGAGCAGGTAGATTTCTGCCTGGCTATATAGTAATATATAGTAAGAACAAACCAAAAACGGTGGAGGCTGCGATGCTAATACCGTGCTAATTTAGAACTTAAAAAATTCTAAACAGTGTAACGCGTAGATTTTGAACCTAATTATTAATAGTTTTAAATTTGTTTGTGAGTTTAGTAAAGAATTATTATCTTTGTACTGAACCTTTAAAAGAATTAATATGGCTAAAATTAAAGAAACAAACAAATTTTATGAAAATAAGATTTTTCAATCAAAATCTTATGGAGATTTTAAAGTATTAAAATATAATAATACTTTTAATGTAGAAATAGAGTTTTTAACTACTGGATATAAAACTTCAGTACAGTTGAGTAATGTTAAATCTGGTAGTGTCAGAGACCCTTATTATCCAATAGTTTATGGTGTTGGGTATATGGGAGAAGGTCCTTATAAGTCTCGACCAGTACAAAATGGCCCGCAGAGCAGATGTTATAAAATTTGAAAAGAAATGTTGGGAAGATGTTATTGTAATAGCACTTCAAGTTTTATAAATTATGGAGCTTGTGGAGTTGTTGTATGTTCAGAGTGGCATAATTTTCAAAACTATGCAAAATGATATTATAAAAACTGCATAAACGAATCTTATTGTGTTGATAAAGACTTTTTAGGAAAAGGTCTTAAAATTTATAGTCCCACGACTTGTTGCTTTATTCCTGAAGAGATTAATGCACAGTTAACATTAAGACAGTCAAGGAGAGGAAAATTTCCATTAGGTGTAAGACCCTGTGGAAAAAAATATCAAGCACAATTAAACAAAAACTCTAAAAAAATTCCATTAGGTGTATTTAACACAATTGAAGAAGCATTTAACGCATACAAAACAGCTAAAGAAACGTTTTTGAAAGAGTTAGCTGATAAATATAAAGCTACTATTTCTGAGGAAGTTTATTATGCATTAAAAAATTTTCAAATAAATATTAATGATTAGAATAAAATAAATCCAAGAGTGGTTTGCCCCTATATTTTAGGGTGAAAATGTACGCTGAACTATAGTGAAATGAAGCTATAGAAGTTAAGATAAAAAGCTTAACGATAACAAATTGAGAAGAAGAAAATATCAGTCGAACAGCGTTGGATATAGCAGAGTCTGAAGGCAGTTGGCTTAGAAAAGAGAAATCTATCATGAATGCATATAAGGGTGATACAGATTAATTAAAATAGCTAATAATGTCTCTAATAACTGATTTAGGATTAGATCAACAATATACTACAGATCGTCCAATACTGTATTCTATACCTATAATATTTCCTAAAGTTATTGACAAAGAATATATAAGTTATTTAGTTAGTTTAGGTGTTACTTGTATTTTAGATACATCTGATCCTAGGTGGCATGACGCACCATTAAGTTGGATTTCTTTGTATTTAACAAATGGTCAGAACATGCATGACATTAACACTTATTTGTCAAAAGGCGATTTAATACCATTAAGTACTGATAAGAAAAGAATATGCATTAACTTTTGTGGACTAAAATTAATACAAGAAAATGATTAGAGATTTAAATCTATTGGGTTTAGACGAACAATATACAGCTCTTGGCCCACAGATCATGAATCTTCCTGTAGTATTCCCAAAAACTACTAACAAAGAAGCAATACAATATCTTACAAGTTTAGGGTACACATGTGTATTCGATCAGATATCAAAAAATCCAGATCAACGCCTAGCTATTGGGATTTGTATATTTATAAGCGAAGGCTTCACTCTATTTGATGTTGAAAAATATTTAGAGGATAATGAACTAGTACCTTTGGATTCTAATAGGAAAAATTTATTCATAAATATAAATGGATTATATAAAATGAGGTTAAACGATGGATAATTTGAATTTATTAGGTTTAAAACAACAATACTATAAGAAATCTTGACCAGAACAAATTTTTATATTTCCTCAAACTACTAACTTTGATAGCTTAAGATATCTGCTTAGTTTAGATTATGTTTGTGTAGTTTCTGGGCTTTTTGATAGTTTAATTACAGAAGGTAAATCTAGAGGTACAATTTATATTTATGATGTTGATCAATTAGATTCTTATAAAAACATGTATCTAGATCTTAAGCTAGAACCAGTTCCAGAAAAAATTAAAGAAAGAATAATACTATCCCTATCGTTAGAACAAATCTAACAAGTATATATGCTAAGTTATGGAAACCCTAAATATTAGAGATTACATATGCTCCTATGATACATCTGTAGAAGCAGCAAGAAAAGTTGTAGATAAGATTATTCAATGGTGTAATAAGTACGAATGTACTGGAGGAGAAATGCTTTGTCAAAATGATGATTGTATAATTGAAAGTCCTTATCTAGTTGCAGACATTATTGATAATATACTTAAATTTGGACATAAGTTAAATGATGATTGAGGAAATTAATCATATATATGTAATTCCAAGTTATAAGAAGGAGTATTTTATTTTTCCACAAACTGTTGAATACGACACACTTAAATACTTGATCGATATGGGTTTTATTTGTATTGTTGGAGGATTTATTAACAGTAGTAAATTACAACCTATATGTCTATATAATAGATATGTTCTAGATAAATACAGGAAGTGTGATCTAGTGTCTATACCTGAAGATATGAAAGAATTTTGTATTAAAGATGTATATGGTTTTGAACAATTATCAGATGATTAACTTACCAGATACGATTAAAAAAATAGGATTCTTAGGTGACGAACATGGTAATCTAAAACATATTAGATATATTATCAATAGTTATCATTTAACTGATACAGTTCTGTTTTTATGTGGTGATGTTGGTTTAGGATTCCAACCTAAATGAGAAAGGTCTATAATAGATTATATCAATAAAAAATTGGTTATCACAAACTGTTATGTAATTGGAGTTCGTGGTAACCATGACGATCCAAGTCAATTTCGGGATACTGAGTTAGTTAAAGCTAATGGCAATCCTAGGAACTGGTTAAATGTTCCAGATTATACTGTTGTTAATGTATGTAATAAGAATATCTTGTGTGTTGGTGGAGCTACATCGATTGATCGTAAATATAGACTTGCAAATGGCTGGGGTTATTGGGAAAATGAATCTCCAATTTATAAACCTAAATTAGAAGAACGTATAGATATTATTGTTACACATAGTGCTCCTTCTTTTTGTTTTCCTCAGATAAAAAGTGATATTGTTTATGAGTATGCAAAGTATGATGAAACTTTATTAGATGATATTTCTAAGGAAAGAATGGTTTTTGATAAAATATATGAGGATTATAAGGACACAATAACTGACTGGTTTTACGGACACTATCATCAGTCTCATTTAGAGCAAATAAATGGAATTAATTTTCGTTTACTAAATATAGAAGAATTTTGTGAATACCGCTCCACAGATAATTACAATATATTGTAAAATTTGTGCTATTGAAGAAGGTCAATATACAGCAATTGTTGTAGAAGATTTAAATAGAGATTATACAGATGATCTCAAATATGTAACTGTTATAAAGTTACCAAACTGAGGCTCTTCTATAATGCAGGTTGGAGACATTGGTTATCTTCAATTTGAATCTATAGAAGGTGGAGTTACTCAATGATTTAACAAATCATCAGAAGATTTTGAAGTTTATAAATATAATAATAATTATTTTATAAACTTTTTTATACAAAAAGATAAGAATAATATGAAAGAATTTAGTTTTTAAATATGAATACAGAATTTGGTGAAAAATTGCAGAGTGCAATGAGCTCTATTGATTCCTTAACTTGGAGAGATAAACAAGGTAATATTGTAAAATTAGTTGACGCCTCAAAAGAAGAATTGCAGAAATGATATAACCATTGCTGGGAAATGCTTCATAATGAGAGTCTTTATAATCCAGGAAAAATTAAGATTAGAAAGAATATTCATCTTACTTGAGATGCTTGTAATACTGAACTATTTGTCAGATATTTATTGCACGAATGTAATACTGAACTAAAAACTAAAAAAGACATATTAGATTATATTAATTCTAAGAGAACTACTGGCGATCAAGATATTCTAAATGAGTCTATTGCTATTTTGTTTAGTGGTCTTCCTCCCATTTTTGAGAAAGTAACTGTTAATAGGTTAATGGATGCCTGCTTTGATAAATTAGACGTTCTTAACAAGAAAATGATTTCGGATAAATTTATCTGGTCTCAAGGAATTTGATTAACTGAGGAAGAAAAGGCAGAATTAACCGAGATTATGCCTGATGGTAAAATCAGAAATAGAATGGAGGTTATTAAGGAAAGATTAGCAGGATATGTTAATGCTGATGTTAAACTTAGGATCACTCCGACTGGATTAACTTTTGCTGAGTTTCGTTCTCTTGTACAACTACCACCTCTTCCTAAAATCAGCTCATTATCAACAGTAGCCCTTAAGACATTGAGGGATAAAATCCTGTTATTATTAGATAATGATCTTGATTATCATATTAATAAATGGACAACACTTATTAATAATATTGAAAGAGTTGCGGAGTTTAAAAATTATCAATTAGTAACTAAGAATTAGTATATAATATTGAAAGTTAATAACTTATAATATAAAACTTATTAAACCATTTTTAGTAAGTTTCTTTAATATTTCTATAAATTTTCGTATCTTTGATGGACAGAACCGAAAGACAAAAAGTAGGAATAAGACGATGAATTGATGGGGGTGGAACAGGCACTCTTGCTTGGAGTACGGGTTTAGGTAAAACTTATGCTACAATGCTCCTAATAAAGGAATTACATAAGGCGAATCCCACCTTAGTTGTTTTAGTCGCGGTTCCTACTAATGTGTTAAAAGAACAATGAGTTAGAGAGTTGGTCAAATACCAGCTCTTTTCTGTCTGTAAGGTAGAAGTCTTTAACACTATTGTAAAACATAGTTATACAGTTGATTTATTTGTAATAGATGAGTTACATAATGCTGCTAGTCCTGTACATATCTCGATGTTTGAAACAGTCAAGTACAGGTATTTTTTAGGCTTAACTGCTACGTTTGAACGATTAGATGGCAGACATAAATTATTAGAACAGTACACTTCAATTTGTGATAAAATTACTATAGAAGAAGCTGTTCAGAATAAGTGACTATCTGATTATCGAAACTACAAGGTAATACTCGATGTTGATCTGACTAAATATAATGAATGAAATCAAAAGTTCCAGTCATTATTTGCTTTATTTGATTTTAACTTTGATTTAGCTATGAAGTGTGTTCAAAGTCCAAGAATTGCAGCTTTATATGCTAAAAAACTTGGAAGAACACTAAAGGAAATAAGAGGCATTGCCGCTGCCTGAATGAAAATGTTACGTAATAGAAAGTCCTTTGTAATGTCTCACCCTAAGAAGCTTGAAATAGCAAATAAAATTTTAGATGCTCGAAAGGATAAAAAGTGTATTACATTTTCAGCTACAATCAAAGATGCAGAACAATTTAAATCTAGAGGAGCTCTTATACTACATAGCAAACAGAAGAAACAAGAGAATAAACAGATTATTGAAACCTTTAACAGTCTAACTTCTGGAGTGTTAAGTACTTCAAAATCTGCAGATGCTGGTTTAGATGTTAAAGGGTTAAGTGTAGGAATTATTCTTAGTGGTGACAGCTCTAAAACACGTACTACACAGAGGATCGGAAGAGCAATTCGTCAGGAGGAAGGCAAAATAGCAGAAATATTTACATTGGTTATTAGTAAAAGTATTGAGGAGAACTGATATTCTAATGCTAATGTAAATCAACAGTATATTACTATAAATGAGAATCAATTAGATATTATACTTAATGGTGGAGAAGTGTCTACTAAAATAAAGAGAGGTATTGCTGATACAAAATATAGATTTTAAATAAAAGATCTAACGTATTACGTTTGTTTACATTAACGGTAATAAATGGAGTTAGATACAATAATTAATATAATAACTCAATATAATTTAACAGGAGATGAACTCTTGTTAATTTATTTAACTCTTTGTGCTCAGGATGGTCATCCTGAGTATTTTGCAAAGTGATTCAATGGTGGAGGTCAAACAAAACTAAAGGATCTCTTTATTTCTTTAAAAGAAAAAGGAATAATACACAAAAATTATGATCCTTCGTCTTATATACCAGATGAAATTGAATTTAATAAAACTTTTTTAAAACGATATTTTAAACTGGCTGGGGAGCTAGGTAGAGAGTTATTTGAGGCTTACGAACCATTTATTAAAGTTAATGGAGCATTATACAGCTTAAAAAACTACTCTAAAAAGTTTTATTCTCTTGATGAATTTTGTTTTTGATACTCTTCTACTATTGGACACAGTGTAGAAAAACACAAAAAGATAATTGAAATCCTTAAATGAGCTAGAGAAAATAACTTAATAAATATAGGCATCTTAGAATTTGTCAGTTCACATAAATGAGTTGATTTAGAAAAACTGAGATTAGAAGGATTCAATAAACAAACTATCAGTTCTATATATCTTGACTAATGTTTGGAGTTGATAATTTATTTGAACAAATAGAACGAGGTAGAGAAGGGAAAAATATTGGTTTGAGTACAGGAATGCCAAAAATGGATAGTTATACAGGTGGTCTACAAAAAAGCTGCTATACTCTAATTTTTGGCTTGTCTGGGAGCGGTAAGTCCAGCTTTGTGCTATATACTCATATATATAGGCCGCTAAAAGATTATCCAGAAAAAAATATTAAACTAATTTATTATTCTCTTGAAATGAGCGAAACTGTTTTATTAGCTAAGTTATTGTGTCTTTATATTTATGAGGAATATCATTATGTACTAAGCTATAAGGATATTATGTCTTGATCTGAAATACTAGATGACGAATCTTATGAATATGTTAAAAAAGGCAAAGCTTGGTTAAATTCGATTTCAGACAAGCTCATTATTTATGATAAAGCTTTAAACTCGAAGTTTTTTTATAAATCAATGAAGGACAATCTTGAACGTTGAGGGACATTTAAAGATTCGCCCGATGGAAGAAGAACAATTTATGTTAAAAATGATCCAGAACAGTTTGTTGAAGCAATTATTGATCATATAGGTTTAGTAAGACCATCACCAGGTAGTACTAAAAAACAAGAAATTGATGAATTGTCAACATATGCAGTATCATTAAGGGAAAAATGTTCATGCTCTTTCTGTGTGTTAATGCAAGAAAATAGAAATTCTTCTGATATGGATAGAAGAAAAGCTGATTTAACAGAAAGCAGTGCTGAAGATATCAAGGATTCAGGTAACCCATATAATGATTCAGAAGTATGTATTGCGATATATAATCCATTAAAACATAAATTAACTTCTCATAGAGGATATCCAATTATTGTTGAAGACAGTCAACCAGGAGCATTTATTGGTCTTAGAGATCGATATAGATCAGCCATTTTAATTAAAAATAGATTTGGAGAGGCTGATAGATTAGTTCCATTAAATTTTTTTGGCGAAATTGGACTCTTTAAAGAACTACCAAAAGTTCAAGAATGTTCAGACTGAAAAGATTATTGTTATTTAAAAGATAACATTAGAAAAAAGAATAAGGAAGAAAAAGATTCAACTACTAAAGAAGTAGAAGTAAAAGATAGTTCAAAAAAGTTAACATACAGTTTTTAAATATGGCTATCGAATTACCAAAAACAAAAATTCCTGCAGCAACCCAAGATCCTAAGTATCTGATTCTCTTTGGTTTGCCAAAGGTCAATCTGGCCCATTAGTTTAGTAATAGACTAAGTTGTATCGGGGAAAGTCGATGAATGCTAAAATTTTCTTACTTTGGTATTGGAATATACGGAAAATTTAACTATATTTGTGTAGTTAAATTAAAAATTATATGAAAATAAACCAATTAAAGTATACAGAACAAGAAATTAAAAAGTTTGGTGAATATTATAAGTTAGGCCATTCTTTAAAAGAAACTGCAGAATATTTTAATGTTAATTATCACACATTAAAACAAAATTTGATACGATTTGGATATAGAACTCCAATAAAAAAATTAAGTAACCAAAGAGTAACTAGTATTACTTATTTTGATTGTATTGACACTCATGAGAAAGCCTATTTTTTAGGACTGTTATTTGCAGATGGATACATTTCAAAAACTCCTTATGGAGTTAATATTGGAATTGCTCTTCAGTTACAAGATAAATATATCTTAGAGCATTTAAAGAGAGAAATTAATGTGTCAAATAAAATTTCAGATTATAAAAACAGTTCAAAATTTTCTGTAACATGCCAACATATGTATAAGATACTAAGGAGTTTAGGGATAAAAGAAAATAAATCACATCTAGATTACAAAATTCCTAATATTGATGAAAATTTTATCAATTCTTTTATACTTGGATATTTTGATGGAGACGGTTGTATAACTATAAAATCTACGGGCTATAGCGTTGTTTCTATTTGCTGTAACTCTAAATTATTTTTAGAAGATATACAAAAATATTTAAATAAGTTAAATATTGCAACCCGACCTATTACTACAGAAAAAAGAATGCATAATAATTTATTTGTTCTATATCTTTCAAAGAAAGAAAATCAGTTAAAATTTATGAATTTAATTTATAAAAATAGTAATATATTTTTACAAAGAAAATACCGTAAATTTTTGCAAATATCGAGCTAACTATTATAATAATATATAATAGTAGTGTAACGCGTAGGAAGTGAACCTGTTTTACAGAATATAATCTTCCCAAGAGTCTCCGAAACTTTTATTAAAAGTTTAAAATGTACGCTGAACTTATAGGAAACTATAAGAACTATAGGATAAAAAGCCTATAGGATAACAATTTGTGGAAAAACTACAATTTTAAGCACTCTAGAAAATAATCTAATTTTAGATACTGAATCAGGAAGTGATTATATTGATGCTTTAAAGGTTAAAGTATCTAGTGTAAAGGATATTAAGGAAGTTTGTAAAGCTATTATTGAGGCCAAAAGACCTTATAAGTACATTACTATTGATACTGTTACTGCATTGGAAGAAATTGTTAAACCATTAGCCCTTAATTTATATAAAAACTCTCCTGTATTTGGAGAGAGGTTTGCTGATATAACTGATGTTACTGCTCTTCCTAATGGTCAGGGATATATGTGAAGTCGACAAGCTCTTGAAATGGTTATTGACATGGTATCTAAATGTGCTCCAAATATTATTTTATGTGGTCATGTTAAAGATGTATCATTAAATGAGGGTCTTGATGGCAGTGTTAAGGATTTAGACCTGACAGGTAAAGTTAAACGTATTCTTTCTGCTAGAAGTGATGCTATTGGTTTTTGTCATCGCGATACTAATGGTAACCTTTGTATTAATTTTGGTGGGGATGGTGAGATCCTTACTGGTTCAAGATGTCAACACCTAGCAGGTAAAGATATTATTGTAGCAGAGCGTCAGGAAGATGGTTCATTTGTTTCACATTGGAATAGGATTTTTCCTTCATTAAGCAGTAAATAATTATGTTAAAAATTTCTTTTGATTTTGATGAAACAACTAATTCAGTTACTAATGTTAAGGTTGTAAAAACCGCATCAAAATTTGAGAATTTAGACCTACCTATAGTAGAATTGGGAGATAGTAAGTTAATTATGTCTCCTAAAACAATTGAGTTGTTATCTGCCCAAATTGGGGATAGAATATCAGTAAATTATATTCAAAAAAATAACGAACTCACTTTTCCTGTGATAGGCAAATCTGAAGTATTTACAGATAAAGAAGCAGGAAATAAATTAAGTAAGACAAACACAGTTTCATTTAGAGGATCACAAAAAACCTGTTTATCTCAATATGGCAACTTATTTAAATTAGAAGCCTTAAGGTCAGGAGTTTTTAAAATGGTTAAAATTGAAGAATCAGAATTGTCTGAAGCTGATCCTGAATTTAAAGAAGAAACTGAAATTTTAAACACAATTTAACTAAATTATAGAATTTATGAGTATGTTCAATCTTGGTGGTGTAAAAGACGCCCGTGTAGTAAGTACTAATTATCTTAAACCTGGTATTCATCAAGTTGTATTCAAAGGAATCCAAAAGGCAGAAATGTCTGATGCAACTATAAATGCTATTGAACTTCAATTTGAAGCAGTAGATGGTAGTGGGATTCATAACGAACGTTTATTTGAACCTCGTTCAACAGAACGTGTTCCTAATCGATTTAATCCTTCTAATGAAGATCCATCACAAGCTGAACAATTTATGGTAAAAATTAAGCAAGTGATTGAAGCTTTAGACCCAGAATTAGGAAAACAAATTAATGAAAATGGTGAGAAATTTTCAGCTCCTGATTTTAATGGGTTTTTGAAGCTTCTGAAGAAATATTTGGACCCAAAAGTAGGCACTAAAACTTATATTAAATTAGTTCCTAATGGACGTTATGCAGGATTTCCTGGATTCCCTGCTCGTTGCTCAAAAGATGGAGGATTAATTATTACAACTACATTTATAGGAGAAAATTTGGTTCTCTCTTCTTATGAAAAGACACAAATTGATAATGCTTTAGCAGCTAAACCCACTCCTATGGGTACTAAAAATGAACTTGATGATTTAAAAGAAGCATTTCCTAGTGTAGACTCAGGTGATGATTCTGATGATTTGCCTTTCTAAAAAAAAAATAGTTTAGGTGGAATATACGTTAGAACCGATTATTATAACTAAAGACCTAATTCTAAATAAAGTAAGTGAGGAGACCTTAATGGAGCACTATTTGGGAATAACACCTAAAAAGGGTCTATTTAGGTCTCCTTTACGTAAAGATATTAATGCTACTTGCTCGTTTTACAGAAATAGGAAAGGAGATTTAATTTTTAAAGATTGATCTGGTAGTTTTTATGGTAACTTTATTTCGGTTGTAATGTATAAATTTCAATGTTCATATGGTAAGGCATTACAGATAATTGCAAATGACTTTGGAATTATTTCTAAGAAAAATTTAGCTATTAATAAACCCCTTACTGAATATTCTCATAATACCTTTAAAGAAACTACAGATGCTAGTATACAAATAGAATTAAAGGAGTTTGAGCAATATGAATTAGATTGATGAGCTAAATATGGTATTACTAAAGACACTTTAAAAAAATTTAGAGTGGCTTCATGTAAGAATGTATTTTTAAATGGAAATTTATTTCACTTATATAAACCAAAACAACTAGTATTTGGTTATTATGGAGGAATTAGAGAGAATATTGAACGCTGAAGAATCTATTTTCCTGGAAAAAAGAAGTATAAATTTATTTCTAACTGAAAACATTTAAGACTACAAGGTGACCATATGCTACCTAAAAGTGGAGATATACTTGTTATTACAAAATCAATGAAAGATTGTATGACATTATATAGCTTAGGAGTCCCTGCAATAGCACCAATATCAGAAAATTGTTTTTTGTCAGAAGCTCAATATAAAAGACTAAAAGAGAGGTTTAAACACATTATTATATTCTATGATAATGATCGGCCAGGTCTTAGTGCTATGATAAAGGTTAGAAAGAATTTTCCAGATGTAGTACCAATATGGATTCCATGAAAGTATCATACTAAAGATATTTCAGACTTCTACGCTAAGTATAAACGTGAAAAAACTATCGACCTAATTGAAAAAGCAAAAGAATATATCCAAGGGAAAAACGATTCAGAAAGTTAGAAATTTAAAAAACAATCGTAAACGTGGTAATAGTTATGAAGTTAAGATTGCTAAGGAACTTAGAGAGTTAGGATTTCCTGGAGTTAAAACTTCTCGTTCTGAAAGCAAGTCAATGGACGATAAAAAGGTTGATTTAGTTGATACTGAAGGAAAGCTCTTTTTCTATCCACAGTTAAAAAAATTAGGTAGAATGCCTAATTATTTTACTATTGAGAAGGAATGTCCTTTGAAGGATAAACCTTTTGTAGTATTTTGAGATTACCAAGTACCAACTGCTCAAACTTTTCGGTCAGCAGGAGAAGTAGTAATTATACCAAAGTCATTTTTTTACGAATTGATTAAACACTATAATGATAAAAGAACATTGTAAAGTTACATTCGAAAGTTCATGTGGTCAAAAAATTATTATGAATTTCGATCATGACGAACAAGACAATTTAGATTACGGAATAACATTCGATCCAAAAGTAGATGGACGTACTAGACTATCTTTAGCAGGTCTGTTATGTAATGTTTTCTGTGAAGCACTTCAGAAAAAATATGGAACAAAAGATTAGATATGACTTAACTCCACAATATGGGATTGAAGAAGTCAGTAAGGTATTTACTAATAAGTTAAATAAATACAATCAAAATGAATGGAAGTATGGAATGCAATGGACTGAAGTACTTTCATCATTGAAAAAACATTTAAGTCGATTTGAACGGGGCAAAGATTACACTAAAAGTGGCATGCTTGAAATGGCTGAGGTTGCAGCTAATGCATTAATTCTATGTGAGTTTTATCATATATTTCCTCAAGGAGATGATAGAATTATGGCTCCTATTTGTAAACCTATTGTAGGACTGGATCTTGATAATGTTGTGTTCGACTTTAATACTGCGTATTGTAAAAGGTTTGGCACTGACATGAGTCCTTATTGGTCAGCTAATTATCAAATGCCAGAGCATCTTAAGGAGCTTGAATCTGATAAAGAATTTTGGGTTAATCTACCTGTTCTACATAGACCTCAGTTTGAAGTAAACTATTATATAACTGCTAGAAATATTCCTGAAGACTGGATCAGAGAAAGTTTACAAAAGAATGGACTACCATGTGCACCAGTACATACTGTTCCTTGGGATCAAAGCAAATTAAAATTAATTCAAGATTTAGGCATAAATGTAATGATAGATGATCGTTACGAAAACTATAAAGAACTTACTAATGCTGGAATCTTTTGTTACTTAATGGATGCTCCACATAATCAATATTATGATGTTGGCCATCGACGAATTTATAATCTTAATATTCCTATTAAATAATGGAGATTAACTTAGCTGATATAAAATTAACCCCTGATTTAGAAAGTGTTTGTCGTAAGAAAATTAGTGACAGTGTCTATTTCTCATCAGAATTTGCGGATTATATTTCTAATTCTCGATTAAAGCTAATTAATCCAAGTCAAAATGGAAGTCCTAGTACTTATAAGGCAGGGTTTACTGGAGAAACTACAACATCATTAAGTATTGGTAGCGCTATACATGAACTATTATTACAACCAGATGAATTTATATTAGGTCCCGATCTCGAAAAACCTTCCGCCAAGCTAGGTTTAGTAATTGATGCTATTAAAGAGCATAGAATGCAAGGGATGTCAGTTAGTGACAGTATTATTGCCGCTTGTAAAAAAGTGCATTATTATGAAAATAATATAAATGTTTCAAGAATTAAATCGATTATCAAGGCAGGACTTAGGTATTATATAAATTGTAGGGATATTTTAGATGATAGTATTATCATATTATCTTCTAAAGATAGAACTACAGTAGAAAACTGTATGCATAACCTTAAAACTAGTAGTTTAGTTAATAGATTACTGGCTCCAGTAGATTTATTTGGAGATCCAATACTTACATATAATGAAGATGCTTTTTTCATTAATATAAATGCTTCTTATCAAGATAAAACTTGTGTTCTAAAGCTTAAAATGAAAGCTGATAACTGAACAATTGATGTAGAGAATAAGGTAATAACTTTAAATGACCTTAAGACTACTGGCCATTTAGTTCAACAGTTTATGCAACCAGGCGGATCTATGGAAAAGTTTCATTATAACCGTCAATTCAGTATGTATATGTGGATTCTATTACAATATTGTAAACAGAAGTATGGATATAATTCTGATGAATGGACCGTTAAGTGTAATGTTATAGTAGTTGAAACTTGTTGTAGTAACAGAGTGGAGGTATTTCCAATTAGTAAGGAACGTTTATCCCAAGGGAAAAAAGAGTTTTGTAGGCTTCTAAAGATGGTTGCATATTGTGAGATGTTTGGTTATTCTGATGATTTTGTTTTTCAATAATGAAAAAATTAGAAATTTCAGCATATAGTAGTGAAGAAGCAAAGCTTCAAGCTTATAAAGATGGTATAACTGTCATATATGATGCTACTGTTGCTTGAAAACGTGCAGGTTCCCCAATTCTAACTAAAAACTTAAGTATTTTTGTAGCAAACTTAATGGAAAATAAAAGTATGTTTGATTTTGAAGGTGCGGGTATAATAATTACTTTAAGTCCTGGTATTCCAGACACTAGAAAAAAACCTTACAAACTCAAAAATATTCTTCGAAAAGGTAGATGTCAATTAAGTAAAGCTATAGAAATTAGAAGTAAGGACACAGATGAAGTAGTTGGCAAAGCTTTTAGTAAAAGTGAGGCTTTGTTACTAGCTAAAAAGCTAGTTAAGACTTTCAAAAAAGATTTATATGGTAAGACAGTATATACATCCGAGGACTTAGATTTTGAAATCAAATATATTCCTTCTACAACAGCAAGTTTAGGAAGTTATGTAGTATTCGGGGTTGAGGATGTGGATGTTAGACTATCTAAAAGAAAAAGTAGAGGATTAGAATAATCTTCTACTTTTTTATTCTCGTATATAAATTATATGTTTATAATAAAACGTAATGGTACAAAACAGGAATTCGATTCACATAAAATAGATAAGGCGATTCTCGCTGCAATAGAGGCTACTTCCTGTACTATATCAACTATAACACCATCACAATATATTGAAGTAAATGAAGGGGATACTGTTGAGAGTATCCAAGATAGAATTGAAACTTGATTAATGGGAGTTTGTCCTAAAGCAGCAAAAGCCTTTATTTTATATAGAGAGAAACATAAAAATATTAGAGACGCTAAAGAAAGAGCAGAGTATATTGAACGTTACATAACAGAAAACGATAATGCTGCTACTGGGTCAGAGGTAGATGACAATGCTAATATTCAGAATAAGAATGTAGCCACTCTTGAGGCAGAAATTCATAAATCTCGTAATATTGAGATTTCAAGATATAGAGTTACAAAAAAGCTTCAAGAACTTTACGGCGTAGAGGCTCCGAATTACATTAAAGATTTAGAAAGTCATATTATTTATAAACATGATGAAAGTTCGGCACCCGCTATTAAACCATATTGTGTAGCTGTATCTTTATACCCTTTCTTGTTAAAAGGGACTTCTACTCTTGATAAACTATATTCTTCAGCTCCAACAAATTTACAAGCATTTTGTGGACAATTTAATAATCTAGTGTTTTTGTTGTCATCTCAATTTCAAGGAGCAGTCGCATTTGGAGAATTTTTTAATGTTTTTTATTACTACTGTATTAAAGACTTTGGGGAGAAATTTTGGAAAAAAGATCAAGATATAGTTTATAAAACATCAAAGAAACAAAAAACTATATCGGATATGATTCATCAGGCGTTTCAAAATATAGTGTATTCGATTAACCAGCCTGCTGGTAACAGGTCATATCAGTCACCGTTCTCTAATATTTCTTATTACGACAGCAATTATTGGCACGCTTTGTTTGATGAGTTTATTTTTCCAGATGGAACAAAACCAGTCTGGGAAGGAATTGACTACTTACAACGTAAATTTATGCGTTGGTTCAATAAGGAAAGAAGTAAGACATTATTAACATTTCCCGTTAAAAAAGTTTTAGCGGCATAATAGAGTAATCTATTGTGAAAAACTCTTATGTCTAATAATTATATTAGTTGAAAGCTTGGAAATGTAAGAAACATTTCTTAACTTAGCTGCATAAGTAATAAAATTAATATAATTATGGAAATTTGGAAAGAAATAACAGGTTATGAAGGATACTTTGAAGTTTCTAACTTTGGAAACTTTAGGAGTAAAACTAGGATAATTAGATATAAACAAAAGGGTACTAGAAATTATCCTGGAAAATCCTTAAAAACAGAAACTATTGTTGAAGGTTATCAGAGGATTGTATTAATGAAGGAAGGCATTAGAAAAAGATTTATGTGTCATAGAATAGTGGCGCAGGAGTTTATACCTAATCCACAAAATAAACCTTTTGTTAATCATATTAATGGCAATCCTGCAGATAATAGAGTTGAAAATCTTGAATGGTGTACTCAGGAAGAGAATGAATTGCATTCAAGAAGAGTTCTTGGTAAAACCATGAAAGGAAAAACTTATCCAAAAAAAGTAAAGTGTATTGAAACAGGTATTGTTTATAATTCAATGAATCAATGTGTTATAGCATTAGGCAGCACAGCATGCATTGAGGGGTTGAAAAAGGCAATTATTGCCAATCGACCATACTATGGATATACATTTATAAGAGTATAAACCTCGTGAACTCAGGGGAATTCCTATTAGGACAATCCTGAACTAAGCCTTAAAATAAGGAAAGCGCAACGACTATCCCGAAAGGGAGTACACTCAAGTGAGTGGAAGTGCGAGGGCTCCTAATTGAGGAGTGTGATATAGTCTCATCTATATAGTAATATATAGCAGTTCGTAGGAGAACGCAGATAAATTAACGACTTATCTGGAAGATTATGTGAAACAATGGCCTTACTTACTGATGGTAACGATGTAATTGATAAATCATATAAAGATTTTACAGCTCAAATGTATGCTGATGGTCATTCTTTCTTTACTTATTTATCAGATAATCCCAATGGATTGGCATCATGTTGTAGATTACGAAATGGGATTGAAAAAAATGAATTTAGTTTTACTTCTGGATTAACTGGAGTTGCTACTGGTAGTAAATCAGTTATTACCTTGAATATTAATCGAATAGTCCAGGACTGTGACAAGTGCTTTGGTATACAACAACATGG